ATGTTTGTACGAAAGAAAATCAATCGTTCGGATACCATCAGCGTTGTTGTATGCAAAGTTCATGGTAAATTCACAGAAGTGAAGAAGTTTGGAGTGGCGAAATCAGCCGAAGAAGCTGAAGAACTATTCCAAAAGACTCAATATTGGCTTCTGACCCATGACGGACAGCAACAATTAGACTTTGATAATCGCTGTGGGAAAGAACTCGAGGAAACTATGCATGTAGTAGATAATATGGTCTCCGTGCTCATTAACGGCACCCAACTGCTACTTAATCAAGTTTATGATAGCATTGGTTTTAGTCAGATACCGATGATATTTTGCGCCGCCTCGTGATAGCTAGAGTGTCACAACCAAAGAGCAAGTTAGCTACAGTTGAATATCTGAAATCGTACTATGAAGAGGATGTAGACCTTAATCACATCTATCGTTACATGGACAAATTATACAATACCCAAATGGAACTTGCACAACAAATCAGTGTGGAACATACGCGTAAGATATTTGGTGGCGAAATCAGAGTGATGTTTTAACTACTTGTAAACCGAAGGCATCATGGACAGCTTTTATAATACGTGCAGAACGTGTTGAAAAGAATAAAGGCAAGCACCTGATTTTCAAGTGCTTGCCTCGTAATTTTCGGCATTCAAAGTTTATTCTTCTACAGCTGCCTGGGCCGCTGATTTCACCCTCTCATTATGAGGGACTTTTGAAGAATTTGTAAGCGTCTCTATCAAAAGAGGTGAATTAACTAATCTTATCGTGTTAATCTCATTTGTTTGTGCGACTCTGACTCTGGCATCACAATGCCGTCCAGAGCCATTCTTTTGCCCCTCTGACGAACTTTGCGTGTTCTGGTGAGGGTTTTATTGTTTTGACGGAAACAGACGCTTAAAACGCCTTATTTGCGTTTCGCCTCAACAAGTAGGTCGTATAGTTCCACGGAGCGTTCGGTGGCGAAATACTCAGCCCATTCCCGGAACGTGTGCGGTATCTCCAGCACTCCGTCGTCGTAGTCCATGCAGTCCCACCAGTCGGAAAGTTCCGCAAAGACTTCAGGAGGGTTGGTACCGAGTGCGTCCACAACTTCTGTCGGGTATTGCTCGATGAGCATCATCTTCCAGTCTCCGAAGTCCGCACCTGGATTCTCATGTAGGATATTCCATGCTGCTTCTTTAAGTTCAGCATAGAATTCATCTTCCGTACAGTACATATCTCAAAACTTAAAACCATTAATCACTTTTCAGCGGCTATCTTTGCCACATGTACACAAGATTAAAACTATATTTTAGGATTGCCTGTACTCTTGTCAAGAGATACACAAGTCCCAGATATTTGCATTACATGTATTACACTCGTTCGTATAGGAAGTTGTTCCGCTTTTACATGAAAAAGCACAATGCCGACATTGCAGCGAGCGAAGCCATGAATGCATTCTATTATTTACACTCGTTTAGTTACGAGGAGTTGAATGATCAATTTGAGGATTTGATAAGATAGTATCCTTCTTCTTGCCCTCTTCCAGTTGCCTGTGCAAACAATTCTTTTGTTCATTCGCAGGTTCCTCTGGGTGCGGCAAGGTCATAGCGACATCGAAATTTATTCGGTTGGCTACCTTTTCGGAAACATTGCCACTCAGCACCTTGATGTTGGCTCCGCCTTCCTTTTGGCTTTCAACCAATAGGTCGAAGTGTACAATACATGTTTCTCCGACATTGCCCACTACAGGACTTATCAAATATCCCCTACCCTCCGACTGGTCTATAGCACCCTGCACGCCCTCCGCTATCTGAGTCAACGTGTTATTTATAAATTCCTTCAGTTCCATATTTTTTTAGATTTTACAAGATATGAACAACATCCCCACACTTCCCGACTGGCTTCAGAAGATAGAAAGCTATGTACGCCAATTCTGCGAGTTGCAGCAGATTGAAAATCAAATCGCCACAACGCTGCGTGTTCCTTCTACCGAGGAGACCGCCACCCACATGGCTGTGCGCCTTGCTGCTGAGCGAGAAATACGGTCACGCAAGGACTATCTTGCAGAGTTTATCACGCTGTCTGTCATCGAGCAGTTCCGTACTAACGGTATGTTATCGAAATATCCAGAACTGCATACCAGTCGCAATGAAAAGTGAGATTGTATCTGCCATAACCTACGCACGACATACACCTTAAACGTTCAGCATGTGTCGGACAAATTTCGCAATCAATAATTCAGATGCTTTAAGGCTCTCCTAAAACCTTTTTTTGTCGCTTCTTCTACTGTCCATGCGTAAAACTCTCCAGGTTTTTCAATTTTCGTTCTCCAATACTGTTGATCAAACGGAAGATGGTATATCTTTTGGCCGTTGTTAATATTGCATTTTATCATTGGGAAGTCCCCCATTGGCTTTACATAAACCTTAACTCCTAAACGCTCAGCAAATATTTGTGCAGTTTGCGAGAGTCTTGTTGTTACACATAATACAGGAACTATTTCCTGATTCAGCGTTTTTTTGTTTTTGATTTCGTATTCCATAGTAGTGCCAAATATTTGACACACTACATTTTCGTGAATTTCTTTCGTTGTAGACCAATTCTTACATTGAATGATGTATGTCGTTTCCTTACCAAACGGATATTTTTTCTTTGCAATAATATCCCTACCTAAATCTTCAACTCCATTGATTATACCAAATTGAACGACATCGTATTGATCATGCAACAGATGTCCTATATACATTTCGTAAAGCATACCGACCGTCCAATTTGATTTAGGTCTTTTCTTGTATCTGTCAAGCGCAAGTTGGTTTCGTTCTATTACTGACAACGACTTGTATTCCTCATCTGTAAGATAGTCTCGGCAACAATCCCTATTTTCTTTGAATTCATTATAATTGTCTACCTTACTTAAACTCAGCAATGCTTCCTCATCATCAACATATCGCTTCAATTCTGGAAACGTAGACAAAAGGAATTCATATTTATAGAGCATCGATTTATAATCTGCAATATATGCATGCGTTTTCTTTTTTAATTGAGAAACAATTTCAGCAGCAGTGTATGCCGGTCTGCTTTTATTTCTCAAGTACCTCTTTTCGTCTTCATACACCCAAACTTTCATGTCAGCTATTATTGAAGCAGAATACTGGAATGGTGTTGTAACATATAGCAGATATTGCAATCTTTGCTTTTGCTTCTTTATTATTTCCAACTTTTCAGAAAATTCAAGAGTAAGATTTTTTTCTTTCTTTATGAAAGCATTTTTTAATGTAGATATTTGTGTATCAAACTCTTTCTTAATATTTTCAATTTCTTCATTGTTTTTTTTATTTAGAATACGAATTTCACAATTAAGTCTATTATTCTTATCTTGTAATTCCTCCTTTATTCTATTCTTCAAATAGAATAAACGTATTGTCAAAATTATAAAGAATAAAGCAATACAAGGAATAATATATAAAAACAGCCATCCTCTCTTATAAGCATATGTAAATGCCATAACAAGCAACGAGGAAAGATAAATAAGCCACACTAATGCGGCACAACCATCAAACTGCCTTCCCACAATATTATACTATTTATCGTCCTTGCAACAAAACCTTAATCAACCTCTCCTTCTCAGCCAACAGAGCCTCCAACGACTTTATGCGTTCCTCCAACACGGCTGTATCTCCTGCATTGGTCGTAACGTTACCCACGGAGTTGTGGCTTCCAATGGCTACGTTGCCATCAGAATTGTCCCCGACTAAAACATTATTATGCATCTCGTCCTTCTCTCCAGTCAGTAGCCATCGTGCATCTACGTTCAAAGCAACCACAATTTTTGTAACCATATCCACAGATGGTTTGCTACGACGTGCGCTACCTATATAATTTGACAACGTAGCTCTTTCAGTACCTATAGCCTTTGCAAAAGCAGCCTTATTGCCATTAAAACGCTCATTTACAAGCATTTCCATGCGGTCGTTAATTGTTTCCATATACTATTATACAGTTAAATGTTATTAAATGACTACATTAAGTAGTCATTTTACTTGTTTGTATGTAGTTAACTGACTACTTTTGCACCATGAAGTTATAAATAAATATCGAAATAATGACAGAAACATCTAAAAATCAGCGAAAAAAAACGCTCTTAGGTCAGTTACGAGACCTTGAAGTTGGTGAAGCGTTGACGGTATCTGTTAGCCGTTCAAGCTACCTCAAGTCAATCTGCACCAGCTTTGGATTGCAGTGGGACAAAACATTCTCCACAACAACCAATCGAGAACAAAGAACAATAACGGCTACACGTATCGCATGAAGATTAAGCACATCATCTTTACAGAGTCCGCCCAGCCATACCGCACATTTGTATTAACCGATAAGGGAATACGTGCAGCACGACCAGTCGAAACACTTAAAGCTTTGTGGACGCTACATCAAAATGGAAATTTAGGCATTCTACGCTTGCTTGCTATCTGCATCAAGAAATTAACAATATCTCTCTTCCGATCTTCACAACAGCAGTTGTTCACACCAACTGAAATAACGCCCGAACTCCTATCAACATTCAAACGTTGGGAAAAAGCAATGGAAGGTTCACACGACTTACCACAATAAGGGCACACTTCGGCTGCTATAACCTTCTCAAGGTTACGCAACTCTGAAACTGAAATAAGATTAGTCATAAAATAAAAATTAAAAATTCGACACAACAAAGATAATCAACATAAGCGAACGCGCCAAACGACAAAAATTAAAAATTCGACACTTTTACATTTCAATCACAAGGTGCGTTCGCCATTTTAACCCCCAATCATCATGACAAAGAAAATCATCACACTCGCACTCATCCTTGCAAGCCTCATCATCTGCAACACCTCAACCAAATTGTCTAACGAAGAACTCGACCGCATTAGCTGGTCAGTCTTCTGCAAGGACTTCGGCTATAACGAAAAGGTCGATGCCAACAACGAGAAAGCCATCAACGATTATCTCGACGCTTGGCGCGGATCCGTTGCAGAAGAAGAGGTGTTCAACAAGTTGGGCATAAACCTCTACAACTAATGTCTAACAAGTTCTGCACCTCCTGCAAGCGGTCCTACAATGCTCTCAACGGCTGCTACTGCATGTTTCTCAACCGTTACGTTGAGCACGCTAAAACCCCACCATGTGCAACCACTAATAACAACAAAAATGAATAAAGCATATTCCATCACCCGCGTTTGCATCCTACTTATCATCGGATGCGCAGGAACACTCTTCCTTTTCGGAGAGGAGCAAGACAACAGTTTCTTCGCGTACCTCTTCCACCTTATCCTCGACAAGGCCCTCGGTTTCCTGCTGCTTGCTCTCACCATCTTTCTCTTCAACAAGTGGCGCAAGCATGACTGGTTGCTTCAGTTCTTCGACAAGCTGTGCGATGAAGCCGACAAGATCCAAAACCCAATGAGCCGACAGGAGGGCGAACTATAATGGACTTCCTCAACTTCCCCGACAGGTGCGTACGCTACTCCACCTTCCTCAATGATGTGGCCGCAAAGGTGGCCCACATGATTAAGCAGGATGCCAACGACCCTGAGTTCATCAGCCAGAACAAAGCGTTTCAGATGTTCGGTCGTGGCAATGTGGAGCGGTGGCGCAAGCAGGGCAAAATCCTTGCCTACAAACGTCCGGGCAAAGTCGAATACCGTACAGCCGACCTGCGGCTGTTGCAGAGGATACAACAAGACTACCTTGACAAGTAGCCTCAGCTGCCGCAGATAGCACGTGCTAATCGGATAGGCACAACGAATGTAAAGTCTGAGACATTAGGTAGGTTCGACTCCACCCTGCGGCTCTCGCAAACGAATAATATTTTAATCACATTCAAAATTCAACAACTATGGGTAAAATAGGAATTAACGTTGAGCAACTCAACGAATTAAAGCCACTGGAAATCGTCCGCAACGACAAAGTGCGCGACAAGTTCATTCAGATTTATGAGGCCATGTGGACACCCTCTACTGGCGTATCGGGCGAAGCAGCCTACGAGAAAGAGTCTCGCAACTTCAACCGTCTGCTCTCCGAGAAAGAGGACATCCGCAAGAAGTGCAACCACTTCTCCATCTTCACATCATTCCTCGATGTAGCCATCTCTGGTCTCACCCTCGAACCCGGCACCAAGGCGCAAGCCTACCTCCTCTCACGTTCTATTGCCGTTGACTCCTACATTGACGAGCATGGACAGAAGAAGAACCGCTACGAGACACAATGCGTCCTCACCGTGTCCGGCTATGGCGAGCTGGTGCTTCGTGCACGCTGCGGCCAGATACGCCACGCCGACAACCCGGTTATCGTGTACGAAGAGGACAGCTTCGAGTATGGCGAACGAAACGGACAGAAGTTCGTCAACTACACATGCCGTCTTCCCCACACCACCGGTCATATCGTTGCTTGCTTCATGAAGATCACACGCGCCGATGGTTCTGCCGACTATGCCGTGATGCTTCCCGAAGATTGGCAACGACTCTCCAACTACTCTGCTCGTCAAAACTCCAAGTATAACAACCAAACAAGACAATGGGTACAAGGTAAACCCAACGCCCTCTATACAGCACAAGGCGGACAGATCGACCCTGGTTTCCTCGTTGCCAAGTGCATCAAGCACGCCTTCAAAACCTACCCCAAAGCACGTGTCGGTCGTGCTACACAGTTGGAGTCACAGCAAGTTGACGAGACAGAAATCACTGACGACATCTACGGCGTTACCGGTGATAGCGAGAAGGTTGACACCGCCACTGGCGAGATTATCCAAGAGAAGCAGGACTTCACACCTCAGACCGACACGTCTGCAGGAGTAACCGTTGACCCTGCCGCCAACAACGACGACGACACATTCTAGCCCTATAATACTTACAACAATGAGCGAACAGACAACAAACCTCACCATCGTACGCAAAGAGAACGTACAGATGATAGCGCAATCCGCGCCACAGATTTACAAGGACAACACAACCTCGTCCAAGCGTTGCAGCGAGTATGGCCAGAAACTCCTTGCACAAATCAAGGCCAACGGCATGAACGATGAACTGGATATGCAGTGCGCCACTTACATCAACAAAGCACGCAACACGGTGAAGAAGATGAACACCAACCGTTCAGCCATCACCAAGATATTCGACCAGATACGTTCCGAGTTCACCGGCATGGAAAATTCTGTCGATCCTAACAAGACCGGTTCTATCCCTTATCAAATCCAGCAGGAGCGCAATGCCTATGCAGCACGAAAGCGTGAAGAGGAAGAACGCCGCCGCCGTGAAGAGATTATCCGTCAGCAGCGCGAACAGGCTCTCAGCCGCTACAAGCAGGACGTGGAGGACGACTTCAAGCGTCAGTTCAATGTATATACGACCAATGCCACAAACGAGCTGACAAAGCTCAACAGCGGTCTGACCCTCGAAAACTACGAAGCACAGTGCAAGACTATCCGTGAATATCCCGTCACTCTTCCGGCTGAATATGGAAACAAGATGAACTCTACAGTCCTTATCCCGGCTGAAATTGCCGACATGAGAGACCAGCTGCCGGGCATTCGTTCTTCCATCCTTTCCAAGCTCATGCAACAGTTCCGTGAGCAGTTTCAGTTCGAGGTAGCCGAATACCGTGACTCCATCATCGACATGCTGCCATCAAAGAAAGCAGAGCTGGAACGTATGCAGAAGGCTAACGAGGAAGAGAAGGCACGCATGGCTGCCGAACTGAAAGCACGTGAGCAAGCCGAAGCCGCACGTATCGAGACAGAGCGCAAGCGCAAGGAGGAAGAGGAAGCAGCCAAGAAGAAGATGCAAGCCGAGGCTTCCGAGATTGGCAACCTGTTCGGTCAGCAAGCGGTTGTTTCTCCGGCTGGCTATCAACCTAAGACCTCTGTCAAGAAGCGCATACACTTCCACGACGCACAGGGCGTTCTCGCTGCCGTATCTATGTGGTGGTCCAAGGAGGGACAGTTTATGTCGGTCGAAGACCTCGCCAAGATATTCAAGAAGCAGATCACATTCTGCGAGAAGGTGGCTAACGACAAGGACCACCCGGAGTTCATCAGTTCAACATCAGTTTCCTACGAAGAGGAAGTAAAAGCAAAGTAAACAACTATGTACGAAAGTGGTTATTACCCAGCTAGCGCAGAGTACGACCCCGATGCACCTTGGAATGAACGAGAGCCTACAATGGTCGAGTGCGATGCTTGTGGCGGCAAGGGCTATCATTGGCACGCCTACGACTTTGAGGCAGACTTTGAAATAGAATGTTCCTAAGAAGCATGGAATATGCTTCCCGAAACGGAAGAAGAGGCCATTGCCCAGCACAAGTACTTTATCAAGGGCGAGAAGGAAGTCTGCGAGGTGTGCGATGGTGAGGGCGAAGTTGAATATGAACCTGATTACGACGATTATGACGAAGATTAACAACCCGGACGAATACTATCAGCGCAGTGAGGTCAGTAATTCTGACCTCACCGAACTGAAGAACCTGCTGCACCCTCACATGCAGTTCGGCGACAAGGAGGCTGCTTTCCGCTTCGGTTCTATCGTCGATGCCATCATCACCGAACCCTCGCGTGTTGACTTCCTGCACATGACCATCGACGGCGAACAATGTTCTGAGGAGGAGTTCCTCCACGCTCGCGAAATGCAACGTGCACTGCGTGCAGAAGCACGACGAGACCAATTCCTCGCTAAGGTTCTCGAACATGCCGATACACAACGCTTCATGGTCAACAAGCAGCAGGAGTTCAGCAATGGGGGATTTACCTTCCATCTGGACACACGCTGCAAATGGGACTGGTGGTTGCCAATGGCTGGCTTCGGCGGCGATCTGAAAACAACATTCGCCTCAACACAAGCGGAGTTCGACAATGCTGTAGATTTCTTCGACTGGGACCGTAGCAGGGCATGGTACATGGACATCGCCCATTCCGACCGCGACTTCATCTACGCAATCAGCAAAAAGAACTGCAACATTTTCAAGAAGTTCATCAACCGTGGCGACGACATCTACAATCGCGGACGCGAGAAGTACGAAGAACTCGCTTTCCAATATTGGGCTTTCAATCTCATATAAACAAAACAGAATATAGTTATGAGCAAGATATTATCACAAACCGCACAGGTCACTCTCCTTAAACGCCTCAGACGTATGTGTCCCTTTACCGTATGGGCAGGACAATATGGTTACACATGTGGCGGTATGAAGAATGGCGTGCGCTCATCCTCTGGCATGGGTGCCCATAGTAAAGAAGCTCGCCACTGCCATCTTAACTGTATCGACCTGCGCAAGCAAGCCTTTCGCCAAGGCTACGACATCACACTATCAACCCATCAACTTCAATGCGTATTGCTGAAACACTTAAACATAACCTTCGCGTCGAGCCTTACGACTATCAAAAGGAGGGCATACTTGCCGGGCTGCGCTGGCACCGATTTTTAATCGGCGATGAGCCGGGCTTGGGAAAGACGCTGCAAAGCATCGGCGTCGTTGACTGTGCCAATGCTTACCCTTGCCTTGTGGTCTGTCCGTCCTCGCTCAAAATCAACTGGCAGCGCGAGTTCGAGAAATTCACCAACAAGAAAGCCCTTGTCCTCGACAACTCCGTCATGACCACATGGCCCTATCTTCTCCGTATGGGTATGCAGCAGGTAGCAATCGTCAATTATGAGTCTCTGCGCAAGTACTTTGTATGGGACATCAAGGGAGGCTCGCGTAGCGCTTTCCGTTTGAAAGACGTGGTTTTTACGCCCGACATCAAACTGTTTCGCTCTATCATCATAGACGAGAGTCACCGCGTTAAAGACCCATCAGCACAGCAGACCATCTTCGCACGTGGCATTGCAGAGGGCAAGGAGTACCGCATATTGCTGTCTGGTACGCCAGTTGTCAATCGTCCTGCCGACCTCATAGCGCAGCTCTCCATAATGGGACGTTTGCCTGAGTTTGGCGGACGCGCCAAGTTCCTTGCCGAGTATGGCGGTGGCGAGATAAGCAAGGAGAGACGAGGTAAAGACGAAGAAGATGCTCCGCGCAACCTCGAACGGCTCTCTGCCGAACTCTACTCGCGCTGCATGATCCGTCGCGAAAAGGCCAAAGTACTCACCCAACTGCCCGACAAGACGCGCACAGACCTCATTGTGGATATTTCCAACCGTGACGAGTATATGCTTGCCGAAGCCGACCTTGCCGAATACCTGCGCCAATACACCGAGTGCGACGACTTCGACATTCGTAGAAAGATGCGCATGGAGGCTCTCGTTAAGTTTATGACCCTGCGCTCACTCTCTGCCAAAGGCAAGGTGAAGCAAGCCATCGACTTCACGCGCACCTTCCTCGCCAACGGCAAGCCACTCATTCTCTTCTGCTCTCTGCATGAGATTGTGGACGAGATAAAAAAGGCGTTTCCAAAGGCTGTATCTGTTACCGGACGCGACTCCATGATGATGAAACAAGCTGCTGTCGATGCTTTTCAGTCAGGCAAGGCGCAACTCATCATCTGTTCCATAAAGGCAGCTGGCGTGGGTCTCACACTCACGGCCTCGTCAAACGTGGCTTTCGTGGAGTTCCCATGGACTTATGCCGACTGTTGCCAATGCGAAGACCGCGCACACCGTATCGGACAAAAGGACAACGTGACGTGCTACTACCTCCTTGGCCGTGGCACCATCGACCGAACACTCTACGCCATCATCCACAAAAAGAAGTCCATCGCCAACCAAATAATGGCTACTGACGATGACATTCCACAGGATGAAATGTATTTCGATGAACTAACAAGCCTATTCCTAAATCCTCATGACGATGGCTGACCTCTGCAAAACCGACCTCCAAAAGGTCATCAAGTATCTCACCGATGCAGCAACACTCTACGATGCACAGCAAGGCTTGCGCTATTCCAGCCGTGCATGGTGCATCAGACAACTTATCGTTAAACTAAAGAAACGGCAAAATCAAATCACAACAATATGAAAACATCAATGACCACCACTCAGGCATTCCGTCAGCTCATACGTTGTCATGCCATTATAGCAGTCAACGTCTGGAATGCCATCAACTTCTTCGTCACCCGGCGTTCATGGTTCGCCCTTGCACTTGTTATACTCATAGGGTCTGCGGCAAGTGCCATGTGCATCATGTCTGCGCGTGCCGAGCGCGACCGTGCGCAACAGGCACAAGCCAAACTGCAACAACAGGTGGAACAACTGAAAGTAGAAAATGAATTTATCGCAAAATAAATATTCACAAGTTAAACTCTATCAATCATGACAAAGAATGAATTGACACGTGAGGTATCAGTATCAGAGAAGCTGCACCTCTCAACAACAGTGAAAGCCATCGACGGCACACTCAGAGTTATCAAGGAAGCACTCGCCAAGGGCGAAGTGGTTGTTATCCGTGGCTTCGGCACATTCACCCCTGTTGAGGTAGCTGAGCGCACAGCACGCAACTTCAAGACCGGCAAGCCTCTGGTTATCCCGGCTCACACGTCTGTCAAGTTCCGCACAAGCAAGGAACTGGTAAAGGCTATCAACGAAGGAAAGGAGGCTACATTATGATGCTATACGAATGTGGTGTCCGTTACGAACGGACGATGGAGAACGGCATGACTAAGAAAGTCACAGAGTTGTACCTTGTAGATGCGTGCTCATTTGCCGAGGCTGAGGGACGCATCACAAAGGAAATGAAACCGTACATTTCGGGTGACTTTGATGTGGTTTCTATCAAGCGCACCAACTACTCCGAGATTGTAGAGAATGGTGCTGACTCTGCCGACAAGTGGTTCAAGGCTAAGTTGATGTTAGTAACCTTGGACGAGAAAACAGCCAAGGAGAAGAAACAGGCAGTTTACTTCATTGTAAAGGCTTCCGACATCAACAATGCCCACACGGTGGTTGTCGGGCACATGAAAACCTCAGTCGTTGACTACGAGATTGCCACGCTTGACGAAACTAAGATAATGAACTTGTTCCGCTACAAGGTTAATACAACAAGCAGTAATGGCTAAGTTCTCATCCTATGCCTTCCAAGGTCGGAATAAGTACGGCAACAAGCGCGTAGGCTCCCACGCTTCCAAGAAGGAGCACTACCGGGCTGCCGAACTACGCATGATGCAGCGTGCCGGACTTATCTCCGACCTTCGGGAGCAGGTGTCATACGAGTTGATACCTGCACAGTATGGCGAGTGTGGCAAGAACTTCAGTGGTCGCACATCACGCGTTCTTCTCGAACGTTCTTGCCGCTACATTGCCGATTTCGTCTACACCGACTGCACAACCGGGCAGACCGTTGTAGAGGATACAAAAGGCGTTCGCACAAAAGAGTATATCATCAAGCGGAAACTCATGCTCCACGTTCATGGTATCCGCATAAAAGAGGTTTGATTATGGCACGAGACAGTTTTGTTTTCTATCGCAGTTTCTTTGAGGCTATCAGTCTGATGCCACCAGAGGTACAGGCTGAGGTCTACCCTGCACTCGTTGAGTATGCACTTAACGGCAAGGAACCAAAGGGACTCTCCGACATCGCCCAAGGAGTGTTTATTCTCGTCAAGCCTAACATTGACGCGAGCATCACACGCATAGAGAATGGCAAAAAGTTCGGCAAACTTGGCGGTCGTCCAACGAAGAAAGGCAATACTGCCTCGTCTGCCAAGCTCAAAGCCGACATTCCTACTCCTCCAACCACCTATACGCTTACACTCCAGCAGGAGATTGAGCAGATGAAAACCGACCACACATGGAATGAACCCGTGTGCATGCAGTTCCACATCAGTGCCGATGAACTTGCCAAACGCCTTGACACGTTCCACAACCATTGCAAATGCGAGAATGATGGAAAAGCACACAGCAACATCAACGATGCAAAACGGCATTTCTGTTCATGGATGCGCAAGGCTTACACACAAGTCGAGCATGACAGCGATACCGAACTGCCACCTCCCTCGTATGAGTTCAATGGAGGCTTCGGGGGTCAGGACATTTAATTATTACGAGTTATGAACAACAAGCCATACCCTAAATGCCTTATCGACGAACTTGCAAAGTACGGCAAACGGCCTACTGGCAATGTTGATTGGGACATTGCTGTCCTCTCCGTCCTTCGCAAAAACGAACGCGAGAAGGATGCGCCGTGGCTCAACCTGCACCAATGCGCACTCAACCTACGGCGAGAGACCGAAAAAGCGAGGGCACAGGCGTACAACCTTGCCGACCCTAACGTATATAGTGCACACTCCAGCTTCCTTGTTTATATCGCCAACTCCGTGGTACTTGCTCCTCAACGCCGCAAATTCATCGTTGACGACGACAACAAGCAGGTGCTGCGCTTCCTCTTGCTCTACTTCAACAACTGCCCTCTTGCTGAAGATGTATTCCCCGAACGTGGCTACAAGCTACACAAGAACCTCCTTATACAGGGCGGCGTAGGTGTTGGCAAAACGCTCCTTATGCAGATATTCAGCGAGTATCTACGGCGCACAAACAACCCTCGTTTCTTTCACAACCTATCGGTCACACAGATGGTCAACTACTACACCATACACAACAACCTCGACCGCTTCACCTACTTCGAGGAGGAAAGCCGAGGTTTCCAGTGCAAGCCCGAAAACGTGTGCCTCAACGACATCGGCATACAGGACCGCACGTTCTTCGGAATGGACACCGGGTTGCTCACTGATGAATTCCTTCACGCTCGCAACGAAATTTGGACACAGTTCGGCAAGTTCGCCCACCTGACCACAAACCTTGACAACAAGGAGCTTGAAAAGCGGTTCAAGCGCAATGACGGTTACGGCCGTCTCGTTGATCGCTTCAAAACTTACAACGTAATTCCATTAACAGGAAAAAGTAGAAGATAATGAACGTAAAATATGAAATACAGACATAGAAAGACTGGAGAAATAATCAATGTTCTCCGTCACAACGAGAGAGGCAATTTTGTAGAATGTATAGACGGCAAAGGAGAAGTTTATTGTTTGCAAGTAAACCTGTTCAGTGATTATGAATATGTCGTTGAAGACAATACCATTAACTGGGAACAACGCCGCTACGAGATAGCAAAGACCATGCTCCCTGCAATCTATATGGACGATGGCAATGCACAACGTGCAGACCACTCGCCAATCAATGGCTTTGAGTACAAAACGCCACAAGGCTGTGCAAAAGAGGCAGTCAGTTTGGCTGATGCACTAATCAACGAACTTCAAAAGAAAGGAGCAAGCAATGAGAACAATTGATTTTCGTGGTAAAGCCGTAGGCAGTGGCCGCTGGATACATGGTGATTTGGTTTGGAATGGTCGCACTCCTGCCATTTTTGAAGATGCCAATCAAGAAAATGGTTGCATCACCGTAAAGGAAAGCACGCTCGGCATGAACACCGGGCTGAAAGACAAGCACGGCCACGAAATATACAATGGCGACATTCTCGCCCATGGAGCAAACATCATCGGTCATGTGGTCGATGGCGTGCGTGGCTACTGCTTTGATGTGGTCTATATAACGCCAGAAGGAGAAAAATCATGTCCACTTTTCGAAATGGTTACCAACTTTAACGATAAGTTGGAGATTGTCGGAAACATACATGATAAAGGAAATGGAGGTGCAGTATGAATAATGTAATTCCGAAACTCTCGGTCTTGTTAAGATTACTACTTGTTGCTCCTATTTACATCGTTGCTCTCGTTCTGTTTGTTCCATACGGAATATTCAGAGGTCTTACAGAGTCTGACATAATCCGAGATTACTTAGACCTGTTTGATGAGTTCCTTGGTAAAATATACTTTCACTATTTCAAGAAAAAGTAAAAGATGCGTTCCCGACAAGCAAGAAAAATAGTCCGCATGGTCAGATACACACCCATCGACCGCATGAGCGACACATGGTATGACAGAGGCTCGCAGTGGTGTGCCACCTACCGACAACCCCACATTCAACAGGCTCTCCGCTATTATTGGAATGGCGTAGCGGACCGCAAGATTAAGCCATTCGATTACAAACCAAATTATCAAAGAAACAAATTCTTATGAAAATCACCAACAACTTCGCCAGCACAATTATTGGCACTGTTAGTGGCCGTATCACTTACAACGGCAGAACAATTAACATTCCTCAAAGTTCACGCATGGAACTGGTTGACGGTCAAATTCTCATCGACGGAAAGCCATTTGAGCAGTACGACAAAGCCGATTGTCCAATCATCAAGATTGAACTCACAGGCAATGTAGAGCATGTCCAAACTCAAACAGGCGATGTTGAAGTCCATGGTGACGTGCATAATGCCAAGACCATGAGTGGTGACATTACATGTGACTGCATCAAAGGCCATTGTTCTACAATGAGTGGAGACATAAGACGATGAAGGTACGACAGGCAAGAAAAATCTTCAAGGCTTATTATAGCCCTAAGAAAAACTATTGGAATAAATACCAAGGTTTTACTCTTGGAACGTGCTTTATTTGTTTCGCTTACAAAACCCCACGTTTGCTTCATGCTCTGAATATAGCATACAAATATGAGAAGCGGTATGTGCAAATACCGACAAAGCCAAGAGCAATACAAGGTACAACTTCCATACGTCATCCCCAATATGGCCTTTGGGCTATTTTTGAAAACAAGAATAATATTTAATCAACAAAGACAATGAAAACTTACATCGGAACAAAACAGGTAAAGGCCGAACCTATGAACGAATTGGCCGCAGTAGAGAAAGGTTACGCTCGCAAGAACGAGGACAACCACGAATGGCGGCAGGGCTACCACGTTCAGTACGCCAACCCGGACGGTAGCACCTACGACTCATGGTCTCCTAAGTCCGTCTTTGAACAAGCCTACAAGTGTGCCGACAGCTTCCTCAACCGCTTGCAGATAGAGTTCAGTGAATTGGCAGAACGTCTTGACAGCCTTGACGAAATCCTTTCAAGAGGTTTTGACCATGTGGCAGAAAAGGTTGGTTACAAACAGGCAGCCATGCTTATCTCTCAACGCATGGCTATGAAAGCATACTTTGATGTGCTTGACACACGTATTGATGACTTGAAGCAGTGCAACAATGCGCCTTCCCAAACGCAGGGCTAACATGCTCTACAAGCTACGTAGGAGAGGTATTCGCTGCAACACCAAGGAGCGGTGCATATACCTCCCCTACAATGAGGATCCAAAGCACTACCCACAAATACCAAGGTTGTGCCGGGAGTTTCACTTCTACGTTCAATTCATCATCACATGATGGATTGAACGTCCCTCTAAACTTAAAACCATCTTTCATCAACAACCCTATATCTTTGCATTATGATTAAACTCTTGCAGCGAACACGCCGCCCCGACATAACATTCTCCCGTAATGGCCGCATTTTCATTACGGCAAGAGTCGTGCGGCTACTCTCGCTCCAGCCGGGCGACAGTATCAACGTAGCCTTCCATCTTGGCGAGTGCTACCTGCTTGCAGTCCGGCACCAAAATGCAATAGGACGGCATGTCGCACAGTGTCACCCAACAAAGAAAGGTTCCAACAACTACTGTGCGTCTTCCGTCCTACTCGCACGGCTCATGCTCGACAACTGCAACATCAAAGAGCAGAGAGCTTCCTTCATGGTCGGAGAAGCAGAACAGCGAGACGGCGAAACAATATTACCAATAATCTTTAAGCAACCGTTATGAACCAAGAAATAAAATACAGTGGCTTCTCCGCTGTGCCGTCCGACTATGAATGTTCCGACGGTTCTCTTGCAGCTTCCATCAACCTTGTACCAGAAGATGGCGCACTGAAGCCTGTGATGCCTCCGTCTGTTGAGATACAACTTTCTGACGATACAGGCAGTTGCGTGTTCATTCACGAGTCATCAAGCTTCACGCACTACATTGTAGCCAAAAACAATTCATATAGCTGGTTTGACAAAAAAAAGCCAAATACAACCACCGTTATTGGCGACGTTGCTAACTGCATAAAGGTCACGTCTGTTGGCAACACACTCATTTTTCTTACAGATAATGGCATGCAATACTATCTGTGGAAAGGTGGCTCCACTGGATACCTGTATCTTGGTTCAAAAATACCAGAGTGCCCGCTGTCATTTGGCTTGCAAGGCGAATTGGTGCGCACAGATGAATTCACCATCAATTTCAACGGCATAAGTGAAGGCGACATTTTTAAGGAATTTTCCGATGATAACAAGACTAAGGTTACAGACCAAGTGCTTGCAAAGGTCAATAAGTTCATCGCAGAGGAAAGCACCAATAAAGGACGCTTCATTTTTCCTTTCTTCATTCGCTATGCTTATCGTCTCTATGACGGTTCGCTTACGATGCACTCTGCACCCATTCTCATGATTGCATCTTCCGACTTGTCGCCACAAGTATTCTGGAACCACATCAGTGGAAAAGGTTCATACAAGGAGGCTGTAATGCGTGTTGTCGCAATGGTCCACAAACTGGACTATGCAGTTATCGAGCAATCGTATATCAACAACCTTTCCAACTGGAAAGACATTGTGCGCTCTGTTGACATATTCTGTTCCAAACCGATATACACCTACGACCAGAATGGTAAATGTGAACGTTTTGCTGAATCCTCTGAAATAAACTCATATTGTGTGTGTAAGCACACTAACCAAGCGGCCTCAACCACTACATATCCTTTGCGCTATCAGAAGCATACATTCAATAAACTCTATGCTTTCACTTATGACCCGACAAATTTCACATATCCTGCGGGGCGACTTATCTTGCCCAGACGATCTGTGGATACTGTTAAAGAGGATATTAAGTCTTGTTCGCAATTCTATTTGCTTGAAAGCATAAAGATTGAGGCATTGACAACAACGCGCACACTGCTTAACATTGACGAAGATTATCTCCAGTCGCTTGTTACTCGCGAGGCTATGACTGATGATTACGATAGCCATGATACGCTGATACCGCGTTATGCTTTTGCCTACAACTCCCGTATCAACATTGCCAACATGAAAAAGAAACTGTTTGCTGGCTACAACGCTGCTGCACAATTCTGCTACACAGATGGATATGTTGCCAATTATACTAATGAAAAACCTACAGTCATGGATCATAAGGCTTCCTATTTGGTTTATGTATATATAAAGCAGGACGGAAAGGATATTGTTGTGCATGGTGATGCGTATGCCTTGGCCTATCACGATGCACCTTTTATATTCATATTCTACCCGAATGTGAATGCTTATAAGGCTGTAATAGTTAAGACCGATTATTTTTCAGAGTGTTATGAGGTTCAACTTGAGCAACATGGATTTCTCAATGGCTCGTTCTACTTTGGTGGTTGGGACAATCCTCCCAAGGCTGGTTCTCACCCCAATAGTTCAAGCGATGCTGACCGCATGATAGATGTCCCGAACAAAATCTACACTTCCGAGGTCAACAACCCCTTCTATTTCCCTGTCCTTGGCATCAACACCGTGGGTACTGGTGAGATAAAGGGCATCTGTTCCGCTGCCAAGGCTCTCTCACAAGGTCAGTTCGGCCAATTCCCTCTCTACGCTTTCACCACCGAGGGCGTTTGGGCATTGGAGGTAAGCAGCACTGGTTCCTATTCTGCAAAACAACCCATCACGCGCGACGTGTGCATCAATCCCGACGCCATCACACAGCTCGACTCAGCTGTTCTCTTCCCAACCGACCGCGGAATAATGCTCATAAGCGGCTCACAGACGCAGTGCATATCAGAAGCCATCAACTCCGAATATCCGTTTGATGCGATGCGTCTTCCCGGATTTGAAAAACTGCACGCCATGCTCGGACATGAGCCGGCAACAGACAAATGTTTGCCTACGCTGCCGTTCACCAAGTTCTTGAAGCAGTCCCGTATGTTATACGACTACGTCCACCAGCGCGTCATTGTGTATGCGCCAAACATCACATACGCGTATGTCTATTCGCTAAAGACAAATCAGTGGGGCATGATGTTCTCTCGTCTCACATCGCACCTCAACTCTTATCCTGATGCGCTGGCAGTCAACGAAGATAACGCCGTAATCAACTTCTCGGAAACCATCAAGGATAACGTCAAGTGCCTCTACGTCACACGGCCTCTCAAACTCGAAGCGGCTAACATGTTGAAAACGGTCGCTGGCATCATACAGTGTGGACTGTTCCGCAAAGGCAACATTTCTACGGTTCTCTACGGATCGCGCGACTTGCAGAACTGGCACCTTGTATGGTCAAGCAAAGACCATTATCTACAGGGCTTCCGTGGCTCTCCTTACAAGTATTTCCGAATTGCCGGTGTAGCCACACTCTCACCAGATGAAAACATCTACGGCGCGTCAGTCGAGTTCACACCTCGACAAACCAACAAGCCGAGATAAACAAGACATTATTAATTGAAGTTTCGGATTTAGCAAGTGCGGGCTAAAAGGCCAACAGCACCGAACGCTACCTCTAATGGGGGCGACGCGTCTCGCGTCGGGAAAATATGCAGCTATTATTAGCAGTTGCAGCGTTCGTATTTAACTCCTATCTCTATCCGCGGGACACGTCGTCCCCATTAGTGCTTGCGTAATTTCGCAGCGTCTTTTAGCCCGTGCGAAACTAAATCCGAAACTAAAATAACAAGCAGTGTATAACATACTTACCTGTTAACTCGTTAACCCTGTAATTCCGCCAACGCGTTAAGATTAGTTGTTTTAGGTAACTATGACAAGAGCCGGGATGCGTGATGCACCTCGGCTCTTGTCTTTATTATCCTAACCAATGTTGCCTGATACGCTTCCTTTCCATTCTCGAATGAATGGACGTGCGTATTTCCTGTTCTACCTCAGCAGCCTTGGCAAGCCACATCTCCGACTTCGACGGATTAGTTATGCTTAGCCAGTCGGACACGCCACGACACACGAGGTATTCATGTATCAGCCTTTCAACATAGGTCAGCGTGGTTTGCGAAATAGTGTTGGGCACACTCATGTTTATATGATATTGCGCCCTCTCCTTTAGCTTGTCGTCAAACACAGTCTTGACGATTTCCTTCTTTGACCAAGGGTAAAGCATTTCCCGACACATGGAGACACCCAAATCCAGCACTCTTGTCACCCGGTCCACATTGCCCTCCTCGCCAACGTCTGCCACCATGTGCTTCGCGTGCTCGGTTTCCGGAGCCATCACATGGCTCTCCACATAGGCATTGTTCTTGATGTCATAAAGCAGCTGTTCCCGCTCAAAGGTAAGCGTCACCTTCAGCTTCCCTCCATCATTCTCTATGCAGCAGCTCATAAGTCATCATCAATTACTCCCCGTCGTGCCATCTGTCGTGCCACCTGTCGTACTATCACTATCGTTTGGACGCTGCGGGCGGCTGCGCTTGCTCACCGCCTGCTGTATGCTCACGAGGCTCTTCTGTGACAGTGCCACATACTGTTCAGCATCTGACTTGTTCGTCACCATGTACCACTCGGCTATGGCGGAGTTCTTCAGGTAGTCGTGGATAGCCTCGCCCACACCAGTAGTTGCAGCCTTGTTGAAGTTGCTCGGCATTGTAAGGCTAAGCGTCAGGTCTGTACTACCGTCATAGTGACTATTGTCTGTCGTCGTGCCGTCCTCGTTGAGGTAATCCGACAATTCTATCTTCACCTCGGCAAAACCTTTCTTGATAGAGCGAAGTATCTTCTCGCGGTTTTCTTCGTCCTCAGAGGCAAACATGCTCGCCACCTCCTTGTGGTTTTCCTTGTCCTGGATTGTGCGGCCACGCAAGAAGGTCTCGTTCATGATGTCGAAAAGAAGCCACGAAATTTTGATGGTTACCGTCACGTTAATTTTGGCACCTAATGTTTTTTGTTCTCCCATTTCAATAAAATATTAATTGTTAGTCACTCGGACGGGGCGGTCTCTTGCGACTATAAAGCAGACGTTCCGCACCGTCCATCATTTCCCCGGCTTGGTTGAAGTAGTCAGCAGCTTCGTTCTTGTTGGCCAGCTTGAACCACTGGGCGATGATTGAGGCAATGAAAAAATTGCGAAGGGCCGACTGCACATTGTCCTTCAGTCCCTTGTCAAACGACTTGCTCACCTCCAGCACAGCTTCGTAGCCTGTCCGCGTCACTATCGGCGGAACCACGCTGCTCTGTGCCTCCACATCTTTAGGTTGCAGTATGGGGGGAACAGGAGTCGTCGTTACAAGTATCTGCTTCGTCGCTCCGCTCACGACCATCTCTTTCAGCCTCTCGTTGGTGGCAAGTACCGACTCCTCCCAAAACCTGCCCAGGTCTGAAAGGTCACTGTCCGTGGCGAGAATGCGGTCTCGTGCTCCCTCGTCGCCGTCTATCAGCTTCGCGCCTGTGTATTCGGTAGCCTTGGCCACCTCTTCATACACATCGTCCTTGAATATCTGTACGGTGATTGTCTCCATGTCAGAATGAAATTAGTGAATACGTTAGCCCGATGCCTATATATGGCTGCATACCTTGTTTGCCGAAACCGTAACCTGCCGTCACACCGACATGCCATTTCTTGGGAGGCTGCTTAATCTTGCGCGTAACATACTCATGCTTCGGATATACATAGATGCTGTCAAGCTGCACGTCATATCCGCTCACCCATGCCGTGTAGTCACCGCTATTATACATCTTCTGAATGATGGGGATAGTTACCTCAGCACTGTCACGCACATCTGCCACATTGTTTTGTATAAAACTTTCTTCCTGTCGCGTGTCCGCACGGATAGATGGCTGCGTCTTGTCACTCTTGGGCAGGGGCAGGGTCACAGTCTTGTATGTCAACAACAAACTGTCCTTCGGCACCGGCTTGTAGTATGGTATGGTGTCAATCACCGTGTCACGCACCACTTCTGCAGGTTCATGACCTTTGCCGTAGCCTCCGCAAAGCACAATGTCAACCAAAACGACAATACCAACAATACCTGCAAGCACACATGATATTGCCCACAAAAGACCGAATTTCTTCTTATCCATAATAGTCCTTGATAAAATTCACAATAGCATTCACATGAGTGGCGGTCACTTTCTCCTTGCCTTCTTCGCTCAGCAGCAGCTCCACGTCTTCCTTGTTGTCTTGAAACAGGTTCTCCGTCAGCACTGCCGGACAAGCCGTGTCCCTGCAAATGGCAAGGTTCTGGGCAATGTATGGTGCCGCTGGCACACTGCGGTTGCCTTTCAGCCCCTGCTGTATGGCTTCGTTCCACAGATACTGAGCCAACATCTTGCTCTTGCTCGATGCGTTCAGCCCCACATGGGCGGAGAAACCTCGCGCCTCATGCCACTTGCCGTCGCCTCCTGCCGCATTGTTGTGTATGCTCACCAGTAGCACGTTCTTCGTGCCAACCTGCTTGCAGATGTCGTTCACGCGCTTGCAGCGTTCCGAGAGCGGCACGTCGGTCTCTTCTTCCACAATGCGCTGTGCTTCGTAGCCCTTGCACCGCAAACATTTCTCCACGCGCCTTGCTATCTCTCTTGCATAAGCGTATTCTCTCAGCCGCTTGTCGGGGCTGCACTTGCCGGGCGTGTTCTCACCGTGCCCGTTGTCAATCAGTACTTTTACCATCTTCTCCGTCTTTTAGACTGTCAAGGTTCACATTAAAGTGCCTTGCAGTCTTGTCTACCATTATTTGTTGCAGCAGCTTCCAGAAGCGGTGTTCTGCCTCGGGGCGGCAGCTGCTCTCGTTCTCCAGTATCGACCATGCTTGCTCAAAGCATATCACACCTGTCAGCACATACGACAGCGGCACCTGCATGTGCACGAACACCCAGTGCTCGGCCAAGTATGCCAGTATGATGAGCCAAAACCTTTTGGGTATGGTCTGCTTCACCACCTTGCCAAAGGCAAAACTTGTAAACTTGGCTTTCTCCCTGCTCGTCTTGTCAGGATATGACTCATGCACACGCTTGTCAAGCTTGAAAGCGGTCCATGCATCATATAGTATGAAAATGACGGCCACAACTATCAAGGGGAATGTTGGCCTGAACTCTGCCACCAGCCAACCTACCATGCCGCCCACGGCCATGGCGGCGAATTTCCAAAGTTTGAACACTACTGCCATACCGCTATTCTATTTAGTCGTCCTACACCTGCCCCGGCATGGGCTGCGCAACAGGTGCTGTCCGCACCAAAGCCTATCACCATGCCGCCGGCAATATGCTTGCTCCTGTTGCTATCTCTGAGCCTCTTGATTATCTTCTTCATTGTCGTCAATTTTAGTTCACGGCAAATTTAGCCACTTGGCTATATCCGGGTCTTTTAACTGTTGTGCCACAAAAAAAGAGAGAAGCAGATTTTCTCTGCTTCTCTCTCGTTAGCCCTTTGTATGTTCTCTATTCTGTGTCAAATATGCCAGGGAACAACAGTCCTTTCCCTGACTTCAAGTTTGCTTTTTTACCTGTCAGTCTGACAGGGAACGCAAACACTAATGGAGGCGACGCGTCCCGCGTCGGTTTTTTCAGCAGCCCCGTCCTGCGCGATAGAGAAAGGAGGAAAATACGGACGCTACTTAATAATAGCTGCATATTTTTCCCGCGTGTCCCGCGACGCCTCCATTAGAGGTTACGTTTGTACTTTTGGCCTTTCAAGCCGTACCCGGCTAAATCCGGACTTGAGTTAAACCTAGCCAAAGACGTTTCCATAAAAGACAACGCACTCATGGCTTGCCACAAGAATATCAGCCGACCGCAGCTGTTCGCATTCGAGTTGTTGCCAGACCGCAGAACACAGCGGCGCGTGGTATTTCCTCCCTTTTGTTCCTTGTTATACTATCGGACGTACAATGTCCACTTTCAAGCCGAGAGCTTCAATGATGCGGAAAAACATTCCCACACCAGGCTCTATCACGCCTTTCTCTATGCGAGATATGTAGGTCTTGTCAGTCCCCACTTTCTTCGCGAGGTCTGATTGAGTCATGTGTTCCTGCTTTCGGGCATCATAGATAATCTGTCCTACGCAATAGTTGGTAGCTTCCTTTCTGAACGCCTCTCGTTCCGCAGTTCCTACTGCTCCATACTTGGCATCAAGAATAGCATCGAAACTGGTAATGTCATTTCTTTCCTGCATAATATTCCTTCTTAAGTTCAAGCGCCTTTGCAATCTCCTTAGAGGGTGTCTTCTGGCTTTTCTTCTGAAAGCCGTTGAATAGCATCACGATGTTTCCCTCGTCGAAAATGAAGAACGCTCGGTATATATTACCATTGTGGGAGGCTCTTATTTCATAGATACCGTCCTTTATGTATTTTACAAATTTCTCGCTCACTCTGTCCTGCATCTTCAGCACGTCAAGCACATAGTCTATTTTCTTCTGTGCTCCTGCTTCCAAGGCGCGGTAGAACTTGAGGAAGTAATCTTTGTAAACTAATATTCTCCGTTCTGAGTTCATAGTGCAAAGGTAGTGCAAATCGAGTGCAAAACATCAAGCTTGCTTGAATGTTTTGCCGAGATGCAGCCTACTTTATGAAAAGGTTGTGCAAATCGAGCACAAAACATCAAGCTTGCTTGAATGTCTTGCCGAGATGCAGCCTACCTTAGGCAAAGGTAGTGCAAATCGAGTGCAAAACATCAAGCTTGCTTGAATGTCTTGCCGAGATGCAGCCTACCTTAGGCAAAGGTAATATAAAAAGTTGACATATCATACAACTTTCTCTTATTTTGCAGAACCGCAAAAAAATCTCGCTGACGCGAAAGAAACGGAGAGGGAGAACACTTCTGTCCTTATGTCCTTATGTCTTCCGCGTTAGCAGCTAACACAAACGTCATATCTTATGTTCTTATGCCCTTATGTTCTTATGTCTCCCGCGTTAGCGGCTACCAAGCCACCCCACGGCGTCAGCCCTTATGTCTCTTGAGGCCACCCGGACGTTAGTCCGTGGCCGTCAACCGCGCAGCAGCCTTATGTGTTTCTTATGTAAACCTATGTGCTTATGTCCCCGCGGTAAGCGGCTAACACAAGTCTCCCGCATTAGCAGATAGCTACAAACTAAATTCACCATAGCCGTCACTGCAAACTAAGTCAATGCGTCACCCAATCAAATGACATATCTCATTGTTTTTCGACATGCGTCATTCACAATGGCACAAAAAGTGAGGAAGTCAGGAGCAAGAAAAAACGGAACGTACTACCAGGGAGTACTCCCCCACCCCAATATATTTCCGACCGGATTACACCGGTATTCATAAAATGCAAGAACGGAGTCCGGACACTATCCGAACCCCGTTCTACTCGTTTTAACACCTACTTATAACCCCAACTTCTGTTTTATTTGATTAAGAAGACGCTTTTCAGCAATGGTCATGATGCAAGGGGTATCATCTGAAGCTTCGGATATATATTCGCCAACAGCACCTTCGCGAACCGCATAGTATTTATCGTTGGTGTCGCATAAGTACTTGCCGACAAGAGTGTCAGCAGTACCATGCAACCAATAATCAAGACGATATCGCACAAACTTGGTTGCTTCGATGGGAAAGCCAAACCAAACACATTGTTTGTTTGGATTGTTTTCATCGTACCCAGCCGAAATATACACGCCAAAAGAAGCACCTGGGGTATAATCACGTTCTTCAGCATTCCGATAAATATCAGCAGCAATTTTGGTGGTACCAACAGCTCCTGGAACACTAATTACATTACTCTTGCCAACATAACCTTCCACGTCATTTGCCCGTTGTCGAGCATTGAAATCAGCAAACGCGCCCTGTAGCTGAGTCTTGTCTCCAGAACTCATGAAGCCATTTCTACTCTTCGTAGCCAAAGGCTTACACTGTTCCAAGTCATATATACGCTTAGCCTGTTCCGTAATACTGTTGCCAAAGGAATCCATCGAAGCCGCAATCACATCAAGCTGCGCTTTATCAGCAGCAGACATCAACCCGTCTTTTTCACTTGTTGCAGCATCATGCAAATCACTATATGAAGGAATAACACATTCTCGCGACACTATATATTTTGTAGACGTACCTATCTCCAACCCTCCACTACCTTGCTGAGGGGTATACACTTCCCCATTATTCAGACGGAACGCTACAGGAGTTCCATACACGTAAAACTCTGCCTCGGTTTGCCCTATAACTTGCTGACAATCATATCGCTCTATGTAGGTCGCACTCTTGCGCAATCCGAACCATATCATATACTTCTTGCTGTCTACACCAGACTTTATGCCTTGCGTGCAAAATACTTCAAAAGGACTCCCTTTTGTGTACTCCGTTGGAGTCGAACTGTCATATAGAGTCTTATCAACAACGCCACCTAATGTACGATTATTTGTATCGAAGATATTATTAGGGCCAAATAGTTTTGTGCCTCCGGTGGCTTTGTACAAGGCTTTTGCAGCGCGTGCACCCTCGGCAGAAATATCACTTAATCTATCTAATTTACTCTTGTCGGCAGCTGTCATCACACCTGCCTTGGCCGTGGTGGCTTGTGATATACTTAGCTCTCTCGTGCCGCCTGTGGTAAAAATCGGGGTTACAATCTTTACCTCTGTGGCCGTGGAATTTTGCTCGCGCAGTTCAAATGCGTCAAGCCTCCGGTACACGTCCCACTTGAGCAGCCCTGTGCCCCCCGTCCATGCATTGGGCAGCTGCACCTGACAGTAGTTGGTCTCGGCCGTGTCATTGGCGGCACCCCAATGCTTGATGCGCAGAAACTGGTTGTAGTCGCCGTGCTGGTATATCCACATCTTGCTGCTCAATACCGTGCGAGTGTTATCGCTACCACCTTGCGAGTAAATGTATTTTTTCCCATCGCCTGCAGCACCACCTTGCAGCGTAGGCACCATTTCCTTAAACTGTTCATCAAGTGGGCAATACCATTTGCTTGCATGCAACTTTTCAAAATAGCTTGGGTCGCTCTCACCTGCATTTGAAAAGAACTTAAAACCAAGGTTTTTGCGATAGAACTTGGGGTAATCGTATGTGTGCTTATGTTCACTCGTAATTAGTGAACCATCGTCCTTAAGCATTAAGTGCGTTAACAAGTTCAGTACAAGACAATGTTTCATGGTGTCACTATGCGTAAACAGCAAGCCCACACGATTGCCTTCATCGTCCACCACAACGTAAATGGGTTTAGCATTTTTACACTTTACCATGTCTACTACAACACCGCCTTTGTCATCTTCTTTCATAAAATAAGTGTCGAGTTGCGAAACATTGATACTTGCCGATATGCTGTCGCCAATAGAAGCCCATGTACCCCATTTGCCCTCCTGATAGTAACGCACGAGGGTGGTGTAGTGGCCGGGGGCGTTGATGGTGGCAAGTGCTGTGCCTTCGGCGTTGGTGGTGAGGGAGCCGGTGATGGTCTGCATGAGCAGCTTGTCGCCCACGTTGAGCACGGCCAGGGTGACGGCCAGGGGTATGCCCCAGCAGCTGAGATGGTGTGTGCCCTGTGCGGTGTCGGGGCCCATGGCGTCGAGGGCGGTGTTAAGGGCCTCGAGAGTGGTGAGGTTGTCGGGGTCGGGGTGCAGGTGTTTGCCCAGGCCGCTGAGCAGTGTCTTGTCGGAGGCCGTCATCACACCTGCCTTGGCCGAAGTTGCTTTCGTGAGCGTAAGCACTTTGTTGCCACTATCGTCAAAACGTGTGTAGTTCACTTTGACTGCGTCCAACGTACTCTGTCCTTCTGCCAAAGTATGATTATTCAATCGTGCATACACGTAAGGGTTCATTAGTCCCCATTTATCATTCGATACACAACCCATTAGCATCACTTGGCAATAGTCCTGCTGGGCAGTGTCATTATTAGCTCCCCACTTCTTGAACCGCAAAAACAAATTACCATCAGTATGCGTGTAAGTCCACATCTTGCCGCTCAATACCGTGCGAGTTTCATCTGATGCCGATGAGTACACATAGTTCTCACTTGTGCCTTGAACGCCATTTTGGGCTGTGGAACCACCAATTGCGACAAGTGTGCCATTACCCCAACGGTAGGTCTTATTCGTGCTCACGTCTATGAATACCTTGCCGCTGCGGGGCACACGGCCTTTCAGAGTGCCCTTGCCGTAAAGGTCACCGTCTATCCAGTTGTTGTAGTAGGTCACTTGCTTCACACCCCAGGCTGCATCGGTGGTCGTGGTGCAGGCTATCACAAAACATTCTGTGCTTTTGTTGTACACCACACTGCAGTCCTTGTCTGTCGAGGAGTTTTCGAGCGAATTAGATTGCACCGTGACACCACTTACCATACCGCCAAATTCCAACACATCGTCCACATAGTCGGGCAGATACTGCGAAGGTACCTGGTTATGTTCGTCCAAAGGTGCAAGCCCGTTGGGCTGTCCTTTAGTGTTCTTGAACGATGTGAGGTCTTTCTGCACACCGCTGATGCTGCCAGCAAGTTCGGTCTTGTTGTCGCTGACCGTCTTCTTCAGAGTGCTGATGTCGCTCTGGGCCGTACCCATTTGGGTGTTGAGTGTGTTGATACTGTTGCCTTGCGTGCCCTGAGTAGAGCCAAGACTGCGTATATCTTCCTTGTTCTTGTTTACATCAACTCTCAAGGCGTCAATATACTTCGTACTGTCAACTACCGGGTTACCCCTCAGCAGCGGATTACCTTTGCTGTCAACCTGAGCCACCCACGCACCACCGTCAGCCACATAAAGCTGCCCAAGATGATCTGACGCCACACTGCCATCTATGGTCACCAATGCCCACCACCCTTCATGCGGATTGGGGTATGCCTCGCGTAGCTGTGCCGCCGTCTTGAACAGGCCTTTGTTCGGACCTTTTATGTTCTTGGCATCGAGCCAGCCCTCAACGGTCAGGTTGTGGCCAACCTTCAACGAGCCGCGCACAGTGGCATTGCCGCCTACATTAGCGTCCCTGCCGATGGCCACATCGCCGTCTATCTGTTTCGTCGGTATTGAACTCATTATTCAAAAATGCTTTTTGCCAAGGTGTTCATTGCAGCTGCCTGCTCGCTTGCACCATAGGCGGTTAATACTAATGCTGCGGTCATGTAGACCACGGCGGTATAACAACGCTCCGAGATGTCTATGCCATCGTCTTCGTCTATCTCCGGATAAGGTATGTACGAGGCGCGCTTGACATAGGCGTCTTCGCTGTTGCACGAATAGAACTCCAACGCCTTGCCCTCTGCACGGTTCACTACGGCACACACTGGCTTCTGGACATTGCCGCGGATACCCTTGTATCTGGAAGATTGAAGATCATACAATGGGTCATCAGCAGATATAGCCATATAGCAGGTACGTTCCCAGTCGCTCATGCGAAAGGCAATAAGACGCATGAAATCATCGGGCAGCAGAGTCCAACCGCTGCCGTTACGCTCCCAGTAGATGGCATCGCCAAACACGTGACCCTCTTCCAAGTAGCGAACGGGAGCGGACGACTCTACACGCCGAACGGCTTCCACTATCTTTGAGCGGATGATGTCATTCAACGATAAGGTGTCAATGTCCTCATCGCTGATGAGCTGCTCGCTTGTCTTGTTCTCGTCAATGGCAATGCGCACGTCACGCTCCACGACTTCGATTTTGTACACCATACCGTCGCTGTGATTACTCGGTTACAAAAGTGATTTTAACGCCATGGTTTTCACCTACAGCTATAATTTCTGCACGAGTTCTCATCGTACCACTCTTCACACCAAACGTCTTTGTAAGATAGTCCTTGGCTTCTTGGTTGGTACTGAACTCAACTTCAGTAAGACCACGTTCGTCTTCTATAGGCTCGATGCCTGTCTCTGGTGTAGGCGTTTCTACTTCCACAGTCGGCTTCACTGTTTCAGTCTTTATTTCTTCAGACAAATGCTCATTCACCTGTTCGTCACTGTCAGGAATAGACTTGTGGGTAGCAATTCGCATGTGAGTACCGGGCAGTACTTGACGCATTACGAGTCTGATAAAACCACTCTTGTATTCCTTTGAGTTCTCAATTACAAACTGTGTAATTGGGTCTTTGGTCACCATGTATGCAGGTTGCGAACCAGTTGGAGAAGACGTGCCACCAACGAACGATAAGTTCGCCTCAATGGTGCCGGCCTTAACTTTACCGTGCCATTCCGTGAGACCATATACTCCGTATGTTTTAATTTCCATGTTATATTTTTTTTATTAAAAATGGGGACGGATTGACTTAAAGCGCATCCACCCCCATAATTAGCGTTGACTAAAAAGTTACTCAGCTGAAATAGGGCCGTAGAAACGAACCCACTTCTTCTCGTTCTCGCCTGTCGCATTGTACTTGAATGCGTCTCCTGCACTCACAGTAATAGTTGCTGTGCCAGACTTGATGTTCATGCCATAAGCGAACACGTAAATTACGCCATCTTCGAGATCAGCTTCGGTTGGAGCTGTGTCACTACTCCACAAGCGGAACTCGTCTGCTGTAGGAGCGGTGTCGTCATCGTCATCGTCGCCATCAACCCAGATGTGACAGTTGCCCTTCAAGCCAAGAGCGTCACTGACGAGAACACCATTGCGTGTTGCCTCTTCACCTTCAACGTCTTCAGTGTAGCTGCTCTCACCACGACGTACATAGTGAACCAAACGGTCTTCACCAACAATTAAACCGCTGTTCTCGTAGCCGCAATCATTGAACGTCTGTTCAATCTTAATCTGAAGCTCACCGAAGATGCAGTACAGGCGTGTCACCTTCCAGCCAAGTCTCTCATTTGTGTAAGGCTCCATCGTAACCTCTGGGTGCTTGCTCCAGTCAATGAGCTGCAAGCTCTGACCAAGATTGTTACCAACGAGGAAGAGACCGGACTTAGGCTTGTCTGCACCACCGTAGTATAGCTTGATGAGAGACATTACATCCTCAAATGTCCACTTGCCACGATGCTTCACCTCACGCTTCACCTGCCAACGAACACCATTGGTTGTATAGTCCCACTGGTCGTCACCCATGCTTGAACGTACAAGCATCTTGTTCTGCTGAGAAACGAGAAGCGTACGGTTGCCGGCAGCCTTGAACTCACGCAACTGAGCCTCTGCCTTGACAGCCTCATCGTAAGGTATCTCCATGTTCTGGTCGGCAAGATACTTTGATACGATGCTTGTCATACCTCGCTTCTGCAAGTACAAGTCGTCTGGAGAAGGAATGACAGTATTGGGGTCAACCCACTTCTGAGTCTCATACATGGCATTAGACAAACGTACTAACTTCGTACCTGCTGTTATGATATTGGTATTGCTTGCTGTTGGAGAGGTTGCTGTTGGAAGACTGCCATACTGGTCTGTCGCAGCCTGCTTAACACCGTTGGTTGCTATACAGGTGATTGTGTCGTCGTTGTTCACGCTCTTTACAAAGAGCTGGAGGGGACGACGGCTCATGACATTGGTACCACCGATAAAGTCGTAGCCTTTGACTCTCTTGACCATAAGGGTGTCGTATGCTCGAACTTTCTTCTGGTCGGCATTTACCAACGTGATAGTATTGCCATTAACAGATGCAACCGTAACGATTGGTGTGCCTTGGTCAATTGCATAGTGTTTTACTTCCATGCTATGAACGTTCACGGACTTTGCCATCAGCATAAGCTGCATCAAAGCGTTCTGATCACGTTCAAACATGAAAATTCGTTTGTCAACTTCGGGCATTACAAGTTCGCCCATACCTCCTGATGCGTTCTCTACTCCGCTGACGGTAGTAGGCGCACCCCCTAACTGTGTCTGAAGACCAGCGGAACCAGCACTTGGAGTAAGTTCAGGACTGGCTGGCGTGTTTGCACTGCCAGAGTTCTGTTGCTGAGTAGTTGTTACTTCTGCGCTCATTTTAATTTGTTTTTATTTGTTATTGTTATATTTCGTTCTAACCGGTACCTTGACAATGCTTTTCTTCACAAAGCCTTCGTTATGTATAGCTTTGCTTGCTTCCATTAACGCACTTACAGTGGTACAGGCACCACCGATATGTGTCCGCAATCCTGCACTTCCTTGTGAGGGTTCACGTGGCTTTGTATTTGGAAATTCTACACTAATGCTCATGACGTATTATTTTGCAGCATTTGCAAAGTCGAAGATGTCCATGTTTCTCTTGTTCTTGGGCGCACCGCCATTCTTGCCGTTCAGTGGTGACGTACCGTCGCCCTTGTTCTGCTTGCGCAGCCCCTCCACAATCTTGGCGTTGCGTCCTGCCACACGACCCTCTTCGCTGGCATTGGCCACGTCGCTGTCGTGGTTGATGGCATTGACGAACATTTCCAAGGTCTCGCGCGAGAACTTGCCCATCACGCCGTCTTTCACCACAGAGAGCATGGCATCGGCCACGGCATCTATCTGCTCGTCGCTCATGCCGCGTTCTTCCTGGAACTGGCGCAGGGTCTCAAGGCTCACCTCCATGTTCTTCTCGTATTCCTCGTCGAGCTGCTTCGACTTGGCCACACGTTCCACATATTCCTTGTTGGCTTCGGCTATCTTGTCCTGCATCTCGGGATCGTCAAGCACGTCCTTGATTTCGATGCCGAAGTTCTTCACAAGGCCAAGCACAGGGTCTTGCCCGTTGTGCATGTCGGCAAGGAACTGGGCGCTTCTCGGGTCAGCGGAAAACATGTCGCCCAAGGCTTTCTCACGGCCTCGGTAACCGTCCAATTCATGCTCGTATTGGTCGTAATCGTCGGAAATCTGACCGTAGATTTCCTCGTCGTCCTCAAATTTCTTGTCGGGGTATTTCTTCCTCAGCCGCTCCAACTGCTGGTCGCGTCTGCTCTTAACTTGGTTATTTTCAGCCATTATCTTCTTTTTATTTAGGATGTGCCATATTCAGTGCAAAAATAAACATAGAAGACGTGCTTCCACTTTTAACTATTGTGAGTTGGCTTCGCTAACTTTGTATAGGAAAAAAATAACCCTTGGCGTAAATTCAAGTCAACCCGTTAACTTGTTTACTAATTACGCCAACACGTTACAGTGATACTATGAAGTATTTTGGCAGCATACTAGAGTTTACGAGGGCACGCAATGCCGACCTCATGAGGGCATACCGCGAAAAACTTGCCGAAGCAAGCATCATCATCATGCCTGTCATCTTTGAGTTGGTGGCTGAGTCGCCTGCTTCTCGCTTCTGGGTGAGCGAGGAGAGGGCAGCTATTGTCATTTCAACTATGGCGGCGGGCAAGCCCATGCCGCGTATGAGGAGAAACAAGCGTGAGATGTTCGAGGAGATTTACCGACGCTTCATCATCATGAAGCAGGAGTTTCCTGACAAGTCGGTGTATGAACTGGTCACGAATATTGTCAACCAGCCTGCGCCCAAGTTCTACCTTACGCCGCGCACAGTCGGAGAGTTTATTTACCGCATAAAAAATGGGTGGTATGACAACCAATATGACAGATACAGAGATTGCCGCATTGCTGACGGAGAATGACCGACGCAATGAAATCATGTACGCCCACTTCGACCCCGTCACTGGCGAGGGGTCGGTGGGCGAACGTGTGCGTGTCTGTATCTCCGACTTCGCCATTCCAATTCAGTGGCTTCCTGTAGAGATGATGAACGTTACGTTTGTAAAAAAGTTGGTAAAGGCTGGCTCCATCTCTCGATTTCTCTCTGACGTGCTTCATGTCGAGCCTGACAACACCGACTACATCAAGGTGTCACGCCAGTTCATTCGCCTGCGCTACAAGCACGACTTTCCTTTCTGGGCGGCTACGCTGGTGTATATCCACAACAAAAAGGCGGGAAAGGACGTGCTTTTCCGTCTTTACTATCCACAGCGAATCTTGGTATCGCGCTTCGAGGCAAGGCGCAAGGCCAAGGAACCGATCCGTCTTATCCTGCTGAAAGCGCGTCAGTGGGGCGGCTCTACCACCACGCAGCTCTACATGGCGTGGCTCCAGTTCTTCCACAAGAAAGGGCTCAACTCGCTCATCATCGCTCACCAAGGCACAGCTTCTGACGAAATCAAGGACATGTTTGACAACATGATTAAGAAGTACCCGGTGGAGTTCCTGCACAAAATGGGAGAAGCGTATTCGCAGAATGAGCCTAAACTGGTGGGCGTGGGCAAGTCGGGGTCTACGTCGCGTGTGCCGCAGCGAAACTGCAAAATTAAGATTGGTACCGCCGAGCGGCCAGACGGTTGCCGTGGCGGAGCTTATTCGCTCGTTCACTTGTCGGAGGTAGGAATTTGGAAAAAAACGGACGGCAAGTCACCCGAGGACATCGTGCGCTCCGCATGTTCGGGTATCCTCGACGAGCCATACACCATGATTGTCATGGAGAGCACAGCAAATGGTACGGGCAATTTCTTCCACACCGAATACTCTGCTGCTGCCGACCCTCAGATACCATCGCAGTTCGAGGCCCTCTTCATCGCATGGTTTCAGATTGAGCACTATTCGCGACCGTTTGCATCAGCCGACGAGCAGCGTGACTTTGCACAGCATCTGTGGCTCAACCGATTCAATGCGAATGTGCCGTCCAATCGTGAGGAGTCGGGACGCTATCTGTGGTCGCTATGGGAACGTGGGGCTTCCATGGAAGCTATCAACTGGTATATCCGTGAGCGTTCGGGAAAGAACGACTTCGCGGTCATGGCCTCGGAGTTCCCGTCTGACGACACGGAGGCGTTCGTCCATTCGGGCACAATGGTGTTCGACAAGTATCTGGTCAAACGCTTTGAGCCGTATTGCCGTCCGCCGCAGTTCATCGGCGAAGTCTATGCCGATACCGACGAAGGGGAGGATGCCTTGAAGAACCTGCGCTTCTCTGAGGACAAGCAGGGCTTGCTCCACATTTGGGCGAAGCCCGAGGTGTTCGACGATGTAGAGGTGACCGACCGCTATCTCACGGTCGTGGATATTGGCGGACGATCCAACAAGGCCGACTGGTCAGTCATCGTGGTGTTCGACCGTCTGAGCATGATTGACGGCAGCGAACCACCCTCGGTGGTGGCACAGTGGTACGGCCATTGCGACATCGACCGCCTTGCATGGCGTGCGGCTCAAATTGCAGCTTACTACAACGAGTCGCTTTTGGTCATCGAGAGCAACACCTTGGAGACACACGACAAGGAACGGCAGGTGGAGGGCGGCGACCAGTCGCAGTATATTCTCAACCAAATTTCCAACATCTACCCTAACCTGTATGCACGCCGCCAGTCGGAGGAGGAAATCCGAGAGGGGGCACCACGCAAGTATGGATTCCACACAAATGTGGCTACCAAACCGATGATTATCTCTACTTTGATAAAGTGTGTGCGCGACCGCCTCTATATCGAGCGCGACAAGAGGTGTCTTGACGAATACGACACTTATGAACGGAAACAGAATGGGGCTTACGGCGCTATCGTGGGCAAACACGACGACTTGCTCATGACACGTGCCATCGGGCTGCACATCTGTTTCCGTGAAATGGAAATACCCGCTTTCGTGCCGAAAACGAACCGATTGCTTAAAAAAGACAGAAGCCCCGTTTCCGAGGCTTCCATCTAATGGGTGCTTGAGCACGTTCGCAGAATGGCATCATTAGGAGACACAAAACGCCCCCATTCGAGCGAAATGCTCTGATACAACAGTTCTTCTCATGGCTTCAATTTTGCTTTTTAACCTGTCAATCTGATAGAAAACGCAAGCACTAATGGGGGCGACGCGTCTCGCGTCGGGGCATTTTTCAGCAGCCTCGTCCCGCGGAATAGAGAAAGGAGGGAAATACGAACGCTACTAAATAATAGCTGCATATTTTTCCCGCGCGTCCCGCGACGCCCCCATTAGAGACTGATTTTGGTGCTTTTGCCATTTCAAGCCATACCCCTCTAAATCCAAAACTTGAGTAATTATTGCTGCAACATCTGCTGCGCCTGGTTCACAGCATCCATGTTGGCTCCCTGCTGAACCTGCTGGGCAAGTTCCGGCGAAATGCCGTCCGGGACTTGCCCTTGTTGCAGTTGCTCTCTTTGCGACTTGATGCTCTGCAGCAGCTCGTCGGCAAAGGGGAATTCGCCGTGTTCCAACAGTTGCTCCACGCTGATGGCCTTGTTCTGCCACAACTGCATGAGCATGTCGTTGGTCATGGCGCGGTAGGCTGGCGTGGCGGTACTCTCCACGATGCTGAGGTCAAACTCTACGTCGCGTATCTTCTTCGGGTCGTACTCCACGATAGTAGAGTTCTTTCCGGCAATGTTGAACACACGTGGTGTGTCGTAGTACTGCTGTATGTTCTTCACGTCCTTGTACGCTCCGTCTCTGATGAATGCCGAGAACGTGTCGAGCAGGTCAAGCAGCGAGGTGGTGGCGTTCTGAGCCTGTTGGTTATACAGGCTGGCCGACATTCCCGAATAACCGGGCTTGCCCTGCAAAGCTCCGTTCACGCCCGATATGTCCTCGAAGAATTTCAGCTGCATGTTCAGCAGTTCCGATATGCCTATCTGCGTGCAGTTGTTGGCTATCTGCTGCGGCAGAGCCTGTCCTGTCTTGGGCTGGCGTATCATGATGATGCCATTGAACCTTGCCCACTCGTCGGCTACGTCTTCCATCGACATGCCCTTGGGCAGACATTCTTCCGGGAACAGCAGCACACCTTTTGCCGATGCACGCATAATCCAGTCGTACATCGTTATCAGCCGGTTGGTGTATCGCTGCTGGTCTATCACATTGCTGACAAACGAATGTATCTCACCATCAATAAACGGATAAGCCTTGAACACATACGGGTGGCTCTTGTGCTCATAAGGGGTCTCGCCTTCTTCCAGTATGTCACCAAACGGAGTGAGCATATAATAATACCAGTAATTATCCATAAACCACTCATAGCGGATAAGCGGAACGTCGCTCTCGTCCATACCAAGCTCACGGGCCTCTTGCAGACGCTTGTCATTTTCGTCCGCTACAAGCGCCTGGAAATCCTCGATGTCCACCTTGAACACGTCACCATTGTTCACGTCATGGCAGCGCACCCTCGCTTTGCTCTCCTTCCTCCAAACCTCTATCACACGACATCTTGATGCGTCATAGGGCACAAGGAAGTCATAATAACCTTGCAGAGGATATCCAAAGTTGTCAAATGTGGCAAATGTGGCACTGAGGTACGACTTGTCCTTGGCAAACTTGTATATCTCGGCCAGTCGGTTGTAGTCGTTACCGTCCTTGGCAAAACGTCCGCACAGTTCCTCAAACGATATGTCATGCACCTCACCCACACAACTGCAGTCCCAACCTCTGAAGTCCCTCATATTGTTGTCAATGAAAAAGTTGTTGGGCTGCACATAGTCGGTCCAGCAGTCTAACTTGTTTTCCCGCCAGCCATACCACTTGCGCTGCACCACAAAACCCGATATAAGGAACTCTTCCATACATCGAGCGTTTATTTCTGTCATGCGGTTCAGCTGCATGTTACATTGCAACACGGTACTCATCGTCTCGCCATAACGCTGCTCGTCCCTGTCTCTTGCCGTGCAGGTGGGCTCCTTGGCTTGGCTGCGGTACACACCGAGCACAGCTTGCACCATGCGACGAATGAGGTTGTTCTTCAAGGGTACATTACCTTGCTTCTTGATGAGTTCCTCTTCGCGTATTTTCCGACCATTCACACAAACGTAGTCATCCCACTGCCGTCCGTAGGTGTAGTTCTTGTTACGTTCACGGTCTCTGCGGAACGTATCCATAGCAAGCCAATACTGCTGGGCTTGCCACAATACCTCAAATGCACGGTTACTGCCCAACGTGTGCTTGGCTGTAGCTACGCTGTCCATTCCTTCATGAGGCATGACAGCACTCGCCTTATGTAATTTTCTTCTTGCCATATTTTTATAATTTGGGACGGTGCAAAGGTAATTCCTTGCACCGTCCTTTGTTGTTTAACTATTGTTGCTTACCATTTCGAATATTGTTCACAGCGTCAACAAGTTCTTTCTTCGTCTCGTTGAGTTCGGCTTCAAGCTTCTTGCGTTCCTCATCAGAGGCTGCGGCTTTCAACTCCTCGTTAATATCGTCAATGTCTCCCGAATAATCTTCGTACGTTTCCAATATGCGATACTCGGGCGAGTTGTTCAACCACGCTATCTTTTCCGCATAATCAAAAACCCCATCAGCCGTGTCGTTCTCATAATGGTTCAACCTCGTACGCAATTTCTCGCTTTCTTCCTTTATTCTGAAATACTCATTATTAACGGCTCTGTATTCTGTACGTTCGTCACCGTTTTTCACAAGTCTGTTCAGCAAGAGGAAACTGCGAGGATCATACTCTCGATCGCCAATGACGGTTTCACCCATTTTCGTGAGCCTGTCAATGGTTGACGATACACCACCAAAGATGCCGTTCAGCAAATATTCCACCTGCGCAGGGTTGATGTCAATCTTGCCACTTGTGTAGGCATCACCACCGGTGGCCTCATTCAGTGCCTTTGACAACCCAACCAAGTATTTGTTGGCACTCTTGTACGCCTTAGTCCATTCGGGCATATCCTTGTTGAAAGGAGTTTCCTTGTAGATTGGCATACCTGTCCAACTCTCATTGCCTATCACTTCGGCAATAGGTTTTATCGCACTCGGAACGAATGCCTTGAAACCACCGCTACCTTCCATAATGTCGATTGGCAACATCTGGCTAACTTGGCTTGCCATTTGGTGTGCGAGTCCCCCTGCAGTGTAATGTTCCTTACCGCTCATCGCGCTCACCATCAACTCGCCCATACCGTACATTGCGCGATACTCAACTGGCAGCGGCATGCTTATCCACGACTTGTCCATGCCGGGTAGACGGAACACCACATTGCTCCTGCGTACATATTCGGGCAGGTTGAAGTAGTCGTTCTTGTCTTCCTTGTCATCGTCTCCGTCACCACCGCCAATGCTCGCCATCAATGCACCAAGCAGGAACATTGCGGCGGCTCCTGCAATGGCTTTCTTCGGATGCCGTTTGAACTGCCGACCGAAATTAGTAGAACCTTGGAGGGCTGCGTTCCAGAACACATAAAAACTGCGGCCCAAGCCTGACACGAATGCTGCGGCATTGCCCGTCTTGGTCTGCCCCACAGCTCCCATAAACTTAGCACCACTGCCTTTCTTGTTGAAGTTCACACTTATCTCCTTGGCATCGTACACGCTGCGGTCTATCGTGCGTCCCAACTGACGTGAGGTCATAAAGGCGGCAAAGCGTGCGCAATTCTCCACGGCACGGTTGTACTCGTCAAGACGCTCGCCTAACAAGTCCCAAGCCTTTCTGATTGGCATCTGTCCGTTGCTCTTCTTCAACTCACGCTTGATGTCATTCTTACGCTGTTCGATGTCACGGATGTTGGCATAACCTGTCTCACCACCATTCATCATGAACAGATGGAACATCTTCTCCGTTTCATCGTTCAAGTCGAGTGTACCATTGCGCAACTTGGCAAGAAGTACCTTCATCTTCGCTGGATTGACCTTTGCAACATTTTTGTGGAAACGCCAAGCATAGTTCGGACTTTCCTTTACCCACACCATAGTGTTGGCATACATCATGTCGCGCATAAAGTTCGAAACAACGAAGTCTGGGTTACGTGTGGTGTAAAATGCCGACAACTGACGATTTACGGTCTCACCTAATCGCATGATTGCACCTATTGCACCTGACACGTCATTGTCTGGGTTGGTCTGTCCGTTCAACGCCTGTGCAGCTCTCGGATTGCCGTTGATGGTGAGTATGATGTCGCGGCCGTTTCTCTTCACCAAAACTTGGTGCTGTCGAAGGTCACGGCTCTCCACAACGCGGTACGGAATAGCTGGATTGTCCTTCTGCTTTCTGAAGTGTGCAGGGTCGTTCTTCGCGGCTTGTTGCATCGCATATTCAAAGTCTCGCATCTTGCGCTCCACCTCAGCAGGACTGTCATCTTCCTCAATGCGTTCCGTCCCTTGCAGGTCGCCAGAGTTGATAGGTTGCCACTCGTCTGCAACGTCATTGTGCCATAGCCACAGGTCGCTCACGCTCACAAGGTCACTCGGATGGTTCAGCGCGAAATTCAAGAACTTCTGCTTCACCAAAGTATTACGGTTACCCTGCATTATCGCGCTTTCAGCCATAGCCTCCATATTGGCAAACGGGTCATCAGCCTTACTCTTGCGTCCCTTGGCGGTCTTGATTGGAGCATTAAATGCGCTGTGCTTGTCCGTCAAGTATGCATACGCCTCATCGCTCGTCTTGTCGTCAAAGCCACGCAGAGGAATATAATTCTCATACATTCCGCTGATGTCGTCGTAGGTCGCCTTGTTAATAAGTCCGCTTTCGTAGGTTTTCTGCAATGTGGCTTTCGTTACGGCATTCACCTTGTCCCACAAGCCATCAACCCAATGGTCTCTTTCGTAGTCGGATACCATTTGTTGCGCCTCTGTTTCCGCATCAAGCACATTGTCCATTCCAGTCAAAGCGGTCAGTCCTGCATAGTCTCGTTCGCGATTTATCAAGTAAAGTTCTTCTTCACGATCTTGCATTCGCTGCTTTACGTCTTCAAAAGCATCAATCGCATCTTGGTCTAACGGATCATTGTCAACAGCCTGCTGAGCAGCAAGAACTTCTGCAAAGAACTCCGAGCGAGCGTCCTTCTCCGCAGCCCTCCGCGCCATTACCTCGTTACGCTCCAATCCGTGCTTGGCCATCATATAGTCTGTCAACCCAGCACGCTCATCCGCTGTCTTGGCAAGTTTCGCCACCTCCTCAAGCATTGGCTTGAACAATGTCTGCGCAAATGCGGTACACTCTGCTTGGTTCACAGAAGAAAGGCGATTTTCACCAAGATAGGCATTCTCATACCCTGCCACATCCTCGATATATGTCTTGCCATTACCCTCTGCTTTGAGTATCGCGTCCATAGCCTCTTTCAGTCCGAGTATACTGTCTTGCAGTGCCTCTTGCATCTGGTACATTCCACGACTTACACGCTGCTCATACATGTCACGTGCCATCGCCTTGTTGTACTCCACACTGTCACCGTCGCGGAACATAATGCCCTCATCTGCAACATTATTGTCTGAAAATTCGTTAATCTCAGACTTTGTTGCTAACTTTGCATCCGAAGATGTACCGGGAGCGACAGCCGTGCTCCCATAAGTGCCATCAGCGGGAGCCTTGGTGTTGGCAGGCGCATCTTTATTATAAGCCGTCAGAACCCAGTTCTTGTCGGCTATTTTTATGCCCTTTTCTCTTACGTTACGACGTATCGTAACAAGGTAACCATCCTTCACCAATACAAGTTTGTCGGCATTAGAATGTCGTTCGTCAACCTCTCCTTTGTTTATGATGTCTTCTATGCGAGATACCAAATCCTTAACAGTAGGAAAGTCCTTGTCGTTGATATGCTTGTTCAGAATATGGCAGAGTCCGCCACCTTCATTACCCCAAACCATATCAATATCTCCTACATCATTTCTATGGAAAACACCAAGCAAATCTCCGCTTTCGTGATTGACCAAGAATTTCACGGCTTGAAGAACTTTACCCTTGAACTGGTTGTACACGCTTCCGAATGTACTGTGTCCTATTGGCTTTGGCTCACTGGATTTATTCTTACCATCACTGAACTTAGTATCACCGAAACCTGTCTTCCTGCGCATAACCTCAGTATCTGCGGCATCGAACACAGTAGGCTTACCACCATTCTTCTTACGCTTATAGGCCTCATGCAGAACAAACGCCCAGTCCTTATCACCCCACTTTCTCTTGCCGGAGATTTTTAATCCGTCCAACAATTTTTGTAGAGCCTTCTGGAGCATAGCTTTCAGCTTGCCCCAGAACGTCAGTTCCTCGGCACTCATCTTCTCGAAGCCTTTCTCACCGATACGTCCGGCAAGGTCGGCACCATATTCCTCTGTTGCATCACGCTTGAACTGCTCGCGCTTCCTGCTTGCCTCCGCATGGGCTTCTGCCATGTCGGCATAGTAACTGGCGTTGGAATCCTCGCCATTGGCTTCATGCTCCTTGCGCTTCTTCTCGCGCAAGCGGTCCACCTCCGCATCATACATCTTCTGCGCCATGCGGTCAATGGTGCCGCGTATCTCGTCCTTAGACACACGATAAAGTTCATCAAGAGCATTGTTCAGCTTTTCCTCGGTGGGGAACAGCACACGCAATCCATCATGCCCCACAACCTCATGCACAAACGTATTCTCAATGTCCGCCATGTTAGCATTGTTCGGAACCACGATGGTCACCTCGCCGGTCATAGGATTGAAGCTACCTTTCATTCTGCGCTGGCGCACACTTGGCAAAGCGGCCACTTCTTCCTCTGTACGGATAATGCGCACAGGAGTATGCAAACGTTCCGACAACTCAGTTACTCGTTTCTCCATCGCATTTGAAAGATTTTCTCTCATGGAATCAGGTTCCACTACATCTTGTGCATCATCATCAAGCATACGGTGTTTACTGCTGTCTTCACCCTCATCGTCAATGACAACATCTGAAGCAGCTTCTACACTTGCGTCCATTTCGGCATACTTCTTCTCCTTTTCTGCCATTTCTACCTTCATGGCCTCGGAATATTCCTCAAACTGACGCTTGGCTTCTTCGAGTTCCTTTCCAAACTCAAACGGCTTACCTTCACGCTGCTTTAGTTGTTCTAACTCTGATTTGCCGTGCTGTACCATACGTGTAGCAATGTCGAACCGCTCGGCAAAGTCCTTGCCTGTGATAACGTTCTCCGTAATGTCCTCAACAGCATTGCGCAAGAGCGACTGCTTTACGGGTACATCATTCAGACCAAGTTCAGGGCATGAGTAGCTCATTTTGCGATGTATCTCGGCAAACAGCAGTCCACCATTATTCACAGTCTCTCGCGACATCTTTGTCTTGACAACAAAGTCGTAACCTCCCAACGACAAGGTAAGAGTATTAGTCTGCGCTTTATTGCCAGGGTTCTCTTTCATCGCCTTTACAGCATCAAGGATTTTCTTGTTGTGATCCTTGATGAAGTCTGTCATCGCATCAACCGAAGCAAATTTAAGTTTGCCTGCGGTTATCTCCGTGAACTTACCATCTGGGAATGCCTTTTGCACTGCAAGCAGATGGGTGTTAGCCTCCTCCGCTCGTTGCTCTGCGGCTTTTATCTGCCCCTCCAACTTGGGCTTGGCATTGTGAATGTAGGTCTGGTCGGCTTCCCACTGCTTCCTGCGGCTCTCGTACTTGCGCACATTCTTCTCTGCATTGTTTTTCAGCAGGGCATATTCGCTACCCGAGAGTTGGGCAACAGTGTCGCCGAACACATCTTCTTCCTCTTCAAGCACACGGTTATTCATGCTGTCTTGCATCAGTCGGTCACTCTCCATAACGCTATCAGCAATCGCGCCTTTGGTTTTCAATCGCTGATAGGCGGTTACGTCAAGACTATCCTCCACACCGAAACGAAGCACACGGACTGGTTTACCCCATTCCTTGTGCAAGTTGCCCTGTCGCAATATGCGGCCATTGCGCTGCGTGTAATCCATCGGACGGTTTGGCGCATCAAGGTGTATAAGGGTATGCAGACGTTCCTGTATGTTTACACCAGTACCAAGGGTCGCAGTGCTACCGAGAATAACACGCACCTCGCCTCGGTTCACCTTGTCGAAGATTTCCAACTTCTGTTTTATCTTCATGCCCGACTTCATTACGACAATCTCGCTTGCAGGCACACCCTGCTGGATGAGTTTCTCCTTGATATCCTCATACAGGTTGAAACCGCTGCGCTTATTCTGGTAGTGGTCAGCAAAGATGGCTACCGTACCCTTGTAGTCGTTCGTTTCTTTCAGCGAACGCAAAGTTTGGCGCACAGCTTCGTTGGTCTTGCTCCTTGGATCATCCTCAGCGTCTACTTGTACCAATCGTGCATCAACAGCTGCTCTCTGAGCAATGCCATACATAGTGAGAGGTATACTGCTGTTTTCCTTCTTCTGCTTGCCACTCATCTGCTCGAAATCGTCCAACTGCTTGCGCACATATTTCATCACGCTGCGCAATGCACGGGTCTGTGGCAAATAGATGTCCTGCGCCTTACCGCCCTCCATTTCTGGTATCTTCTTAACAAGCTCCGTCTGGTCTTTGGTTAATGCAGTGTCTGCCACTCCCGACCATATACGAACCAACTCCGGCAAGTTTACATATCCTGCAAAGCGGTTCACTTCTTGGAACTTGCCGTTTGTTTTGAATTCCATCATCTGCTGCAAATTGCCGAAGTTGCGCACAAAGTCGTCAAAGTAGTATATGCCGCATTCCTTCATGGTGTCCTTTGGCATGAGATAACGCATGAAAGTCCAAATCTCTGCAGCTGTATTACTGATAGGCGTACCCGTGGCGAAGATAACGTTGCGTCCATTGTTCTTCTCCAATACGGCTTGCGTCTTCAAGTACACACCCTGCGACTTCTTGCTGTATGAAGGGTCAACGCCTTTCACACCGCGCTGCATGGCTGTAGCAAAACCGAGGTGCTTGTATTCGTGTGCTTCGTCAATGAGCAAGGCATCAATGCCCATATCATCAAAATTCTCCACATCATCCGTGCGACGGTCGAGCATTTCCTCAGCCTTGACAGCTGCGTTCTGCTTGGCAACGGCTTTCTTCTTTTCATCGTTGGCTGTGCGCTTCTTTGAAATGCCTTCTGTCAATGCTGCCATTTCTGCTTGCAAGTCGGCAAGTTCCTTTTCTGCACGCCTTGTTATAGGATCTCTGCCGCTGGAGTCTGCCTCACGCATCTGTTCAAGCACAAGCATCTTCTCGTCTATCTTGTCCTGTTTGAACTGCATCTGACGCTCGTCGCTGTCGGGAATTTTGTCCAACGTACTCTGAGGGATAATTACCATATCCCAATCATTATACTTGATTTTGGCATAGAAATTCTTTCGACCCTCTGCATCACGGTCGTTATCGTCCAGCACAAGCACCTTGGCATTCGGATAGAGTTCCTTAGCTGAGGCTGCAAATTGTCCTACTGTGGCATTCTGCACCACAATCATAGGCTTGCGTGCCGTGCCGAGTCTGCGCATCTCCATAGCAGTGGAGATAAGAGTGAATGTCTTCCCGGTGCCAACCTCATGGGCAAGCAGCAATGGCTGCATCGTACCTCGTACAATGGCTTTACCTTGGTGTGACCGCATCTTGAACTTGTGTGTCGCACCGCCGAAGTATTCGGGTACAAAGTCCTTAGGTATGCTCATAGGAACATAGTTGTTGAAGCGGTCGTTATACGCTTGCTCCATGCGTGCTGACAAGTCCGCGTCACGCTGCATCTTTCCGCGCACCCAGTCCTTGAAGTCCTGACGTATCTCGTCTATCTTGGCTGCACATGCTGCCGTAGCCTCACGGTCTGTAACGGTTCCCGTTGTGCCGTCAAAATGCTTTTCAGTACGTGACACGACTATACTTTTATTCTGGATTGCAGCTGAAATGAGTTCGTGTCCCATAATGGTCTTTTTAAGCTTTTCGCTCACAATACCCATTGCACGGTTCTTCTCAACGTTTACACCATAAGTCGGGGCTTTCATGAACCAAGTACCACCAGCAGCTGTGAAATGCACGTCTATGTCGGTACGCTCCTTAACATACGCGTCATAGAGTTTTGGGTCAAGCCATGACGAACCGAGTGTAAAATCTATCAAGTGTGCAGGAATATTCATAGGAACAACGTCCTGCAATGCCTTGATGTTCTTGCTGTACTCACCATTCTCATTGTTGGCCTCAGCTTGTTTCAGCTTCTCTCTCACGTTACCGCTCAAATACTGGTATGACACTTCCATCTGTCGTGTCGCAGGGTCTTCAAAGCCAAGTCCGCAGTCAATGATTTCACGCTTCACTTCCGCCTCACTCTTTCCAAGCTGGCTTGCAATGTAAGGAACATCTATGCGTCCGTTCTTGAACATGCTCACCACAACGCCATCATTGACATTTTCGGGGTGAGGTTCGCTTTCCTTCTCCACTACTCGGCCTTTCATCACATCGGCCTTATCGTAGGTCTTGACAACACCACCCTTGCCGTCTCCTTGCTCCTTATATGTCTCCAATGAGAACACATTAGGATAGTCCACGTCATTGCGCAACCATGCTAATTGGTTATTCTTATTGAAATGACCGTAAGTACTGACAAAGGCATCGTAGGCCTTGTTGAGTTTGGCAATCAATGGCTTCAGTCCTTCATCACCTTCATTCTCTGTCTGGTACTGCATGACTTCGGCCAATGCGTCTTTGATGGCAGCATAAGCAGTGAAGCACTCCTGCTTGGTGTGTCCTTTTATCTTCTTGTCGTTCACTTCAAGCGGATAGTAACCGCCAAATCCTGCGGTGACGAGCTTACCGTCTTTCAAGTACATCTCGCCAAGCTTTTTGCCGTCAGCAGAGACATCGCTCACATAAGATGGCTTAGCATTCTCCATGGTTGCCACGCTGCTGCCTGTCTCCTCTGTGAACGATTTAACGAAATCAGCCAGCATCTTGCCTTGGTCTTTGCCGCTTACCGGGTAGAGCCCCTTGCTGGTAGGTCTGAATGTATCACCTGCCTCAAAGGCAAAGCGCATTTCACCGGCCATATGGTCGGGGTGCTCGATGAAATACTTGTTGTAGTCCATCGAGAGCTGTTTGGCCTTGCGTGCGTTTGGTTCTTCATATTCGGCTGTACGCTCACCGCTGATACTGCTCACGTCAATGGCTTGGGCAGACTTCTGACCATTCACCCGCTTGCGGATAACGATAATGTCAGACGTGACGGTTGTACCGCCAAAGGTCTTGTTGTTCATGCGGAATGCTCCGATGAAGTCCGAACCGCCCTCATTCACCACCCAGTCACGTAGTGCCTTGCTGTTGTCGAGTGTGCCATTTGACGATATGAAGATACCCAGACCGCCCTCACGCAACTTACGCACATTCTTGGCTATGCAGAAGTCGTGGATATTGTGGAACTTCTTAGAAAGGTCGCTGTCGCCAGTGGTGTCATTCACACGCAATCCAGTTACAAAAGGCACATTGGTAATGGCCAAATCCACGCTGCCGTTGGGTATGCGTGTCTGCTCAAAGCCTTGTATGTCCACCTTGGCATCGGGGTAGAGCAACGAGAGTATGCCGCCCGATGTGCCGTCTATCTCTATTGCGTGAATGTCGCTGCGCTCGCTTACCATTGTAGGCATCTGCCCCAAAATATTGCCGATACCTGCCGAACCCTCCAAGATGTTGCCACCCTTGAAACCGAGTTGTCCTGCTATGTCCCAAAGGGTATCAACAACGTAGGCAGGGGTGTAGTAGGCACTATTGGCACTCATCACGGCTTGCTCGTAGGCTTCCTCGCCCAGCAACTCGCGCATCTTCTTGTTGCGCTCACGCTGTTTCCAGTCGTAGCCTCCATCACTGAAAGCGGCTCCAAGTCCGCCCCAACCGCTGAATTGTCTGAGCACACGCATCTGCTCGGGAGTGGCTGTCTCACCACTCTCAAGTAATTCATGCGCCAACTCAATAGCCTTGATGTTGGCCTCTATCCTGCCATTCACCGAAGTAGGCGCATGGTCTGCGCCACGCTCTGAATGGTTGTTGCGTGTGTTCTTCGGCTCGGTCAGTCCATGAAGTCCAGCGGACACAGCCCTATCTTTGCCAGTGCTTTGTCCTCCTCGTCCTCCGTCAGGTCTTCCACCTTCTTGTGCAACTGTTTTGCGAGAGTTTCCTTGGCTTCCTCGTAATCCTTGCCGTTGTCCACTATGGTCGGCTGGCACTGCTTCGGTGCGTATCGAAGCATCATTTCCTTGTAATCCATTGTCTGATGATTTATCGAACAGCCCGGCAAACAAATCGCCTACCTGCTGCTCTGGTTTAACTTTCTTGGTTGTCTTTTCCTTTTGGTCCTCTTGGTTATTTTGAGAATTTCCTATACCTTTGCCACGTGAATTGTCAGTGGTCCGTGCAGCTTGACCTTGATTGTTTGGAGCTATAGCACTTACGTCTCCATCAGCTGACAATTCATCATAAGCCGTCAGAATCCAATTCTTGTCGGCTATTTTTTTGCCCTTATCTCTGACATTCTTGCGTATAGTTACAAGTTTGCTTCCTTTCTTGAATACAATCTTGTCACCATTCTCAAAAACTTTATCACCAGTTTTGATGATGCTGTCTATGACCTTCGCAGCCTCGTCAACAGAAGAAAAACTTTTTCCTTCTCCAACATGTTTGTCTATAATGTGGCTTAAACCACCGCCTTTATCACCCCAGACTACATCAATGTCACCTACACCATCTCTGCGGAAAACTCCAAGTACATCGCCACTTCTTTTTTCTTTAAGGAAAGCAAAAGCCTCTTGCGCATTTCCTTGAAACTGATTATATACGTCACCAAACGAACCCTTACCAATAGGCTTTAGCTTTTCAACATTGCTCTTGGCTCGTTTATCACGACTCTCACTTGCAATGCGCTCCGCTTTCTGGAAGATGTCCTCGTCTTTGCGCGCTTCTGCCTTATGCCGCAACTGGTCCGAATGAGCATTAACCCACATGGCAGGAGCAAGACCAGTATCAATACGGAAGCCTCCCTCATCATTAGGCTGCGCCACAACAGCATCATGCCATGTTCTGCCGCCATCGGGACTGTACTCCACCTTGTCACCCGAATAGTACTCGCCCTCCTTGGCTTCTGCCTTGCCGGGCAGATACTTATAGGCTTCACGCTGCACCTGCTTCAAAAGGTCAGAATACGTAACTTTGCTGTCAACGAAGACATTCCTACCGTAGCGGTCATTGCCAGTGCCTTCAGAATGGTCAACACGGAACATGATGTGAGTAACTTCAAGGTCGCTGCCTCCAAAGCCATCTACACCCTTGGCTGCTCTTGGCTCAACGCCTATTGTCAGATACAGCTCGCGTCCTTCTTCTAATGGCAGGTGTATAGACACATCACCTCCAACAGGCGATATGTTGGAAATTGCAAGTGGCTTAGTCTTACGGTTGCCCTTCTTGTCTACCTTGTCCGTATGAGTAGCCTCAAAGCGGTCAAGTCCAAGGTCGTTAATCAACTGGCTTGCAAGGTTGGCCGCGTCCTTCACGGATTTCTTCTCAGCATTACGCATATAGCCGTATGCTTCGTTGTAGTCCTTCTCCACCTCCTCAGCCTCATAGTACCCAAGCAGGGCAAGCTGCTCATTTACCTTGTCGAGAGTTCCATCTACTTGCTCTGCTGCTCCTGCGAGGGCTTGCTCGTCGCTCGAAGTTTTTGCGAGAGCTTCTGCTTTGCTTGCAATAGTCTCTGCTTCTGCTGCAACAGCATCTGTATTTGCTGCTGTCTGCTTTTCAATTTCTTTTCGTTGCTCATTTCTTGTTGCCTTTAGTTCATTGTTTGCTTTGGCTGCAGCCACTTGTGCCTTGCCTTCCTCAACTATCATCTTGGCTTGCGCCATCACGTCCTTGTTAGGCTTGTCGAAGTTCTCCACATCAAAGGCATCAACCTCCTCTGTTGGAGTAAACATCGCTTGGTCATAACCAGGAATACGTTTTGCACCCTCATAAAACGATTTCAGCCACGGCTTTATTTTGTAGCCCAGACGCCCGACCATTGCCTTTGCAAATTCAGGGAATGCCACAAAGCCTTGGTCAATATACCCCAATGAGTAGTTCACACCTGCATTGTACACAAAACGTCTCTGTTGAGAGGTCATCGCATCGGGGTCACGGAACTTTATGCCTCCGTCCAACTCTTCATCGCCAATACCAAGCAATTCACGAAGAATGTCCTCATCATGCTTCATTTCATCAGTAATGACAAGTTTCTTCTCACCGTCCTGCTTTGTTTGCTCAGCTTTAGTCGGCTTTAATGACTTCTGCCCTACCACATCTGCAACCTCTACACGGTTTGCAGGCTTCTTGGCAGCGGTCTTCTTGCGTGCCGTTGGCTTCTTCGGCTCCACTGCATCGCGAAGTTCTTGCGCTGTCATTGGCTGGTTATCCGCCACGGCCTCCTCATTACCAACCATTTCAACGGCCTTGCGTGCGTCCTCCTCATTGCGGAATATCCAGCCGCCGCTCTCACGGTCTTTCCAACCGCGTGCAGGGGCAAAGCGTCCCTCACCTGTCCGCTCCTTGGCAAACTCCTTCACTGCTCTCTCTTGGTCAGCTGTCAAGTCATTGTCAAAGGTAAGGAGAGAAACATTACTCGTCTTGCCCTTCTTGTTGGTGTAGGTGGAAGGAGTGATAGAATAGCCAACTTTCGGTGTGTTGTTGGCAGAAAGTGGCGTTTCTCCCTTGTTTTCAGAAGATTTCTCATCATTTTCTTGCAACGAATTGGAAATATCCCTACCTTTGCCATCAGAAGAATGGCTGCCACCAACGATAGGTTGCTCTGCGGATGTATTGGCAGGTGCATCGAGTGCAGTCGCTTTATAAAGCAACCTATCACTCTTCAACTTATTTTTCAACTGGTTCTCACGAATTATATGAGAACTGATAGAAACCTCCATACCATCCTGCGAAACAGTCACACTCTCGAAGTGAACAAACTTTGAACCATCTTCCTTTTGGAATGTCTTGACAAACAGATATGAAGAAGGACGTTCATGGAACATATTTTGTTCCTTGTCTTTCTCTTCAAGTACGACATCTGGATTAGAGAGTGTTTCAAGAAGCATACCATACTGCTGTTCTCTACCTTTGGCAAATAGTTTCGCCTTTTGGTTTTCTCCCATCTTTACAGTACCAATAGGAGTATCAACCGACTCTTTCCAATTTGCGTCATTGATTTCTACAGTAGGTGCAATAACAGCATTAGCTTTCATCGCATCTGTAATAGCCATTACTTCCTCATCGGTCAAAGACGTTTTCTCTTGCTTCGCATCAAGATTATCAGCACTTTCAGATTTCACACTCTTGTACTCACCGAAAGCCTTAGTCTTACGCTTGCTCGACTCAATCCACTTTTCAAAACCTTCAAGGTTCACAGCAGACACGTCAATCCTGCGCCTATCTTCCCAACCTTTCTCATAGTTGGCGAGATAGTCGCTCTTTGCCTCGTCCATGTCGTTGAAACCAAGCATCACCTTATGCTCGTCAAAGCTGCCATCGGGGTTGTACTGGTCCACCACATACACCTTGCGTCCATTCCAACCATCAATGTCGTTGGAGAGGAACACGTCTATGTGGTCTCCGTCCACACCCTCCGTGCCTCGGAAGTAGCCGTAGGTGTTGTGCATCTTGCTTTCCCATTGCTTGCCGTCAGCATCAGTGCCCTTACGCACGCTGCCCTGCGGCTGCTCAATGGTGATGTCAAACGTGCCAACTTGCACATGTCCCTTCTTATAATTGCCGGCTTCCTTCTGTGCTTCGGTGGGGGCGGTGTTCACTTCGGCTGAGGCGGTGGCAATCTGTTCAGAAAGTGACGTTTCTCCCTCTCCACCAACACTTTTCTCCGCATTTTCTTGCAAAGTCGATTGATTATTTATAACTTTGCTTACAGAAGTCTTTGAAGAATTTCCTGCTGGCGCGGTTACACCCTCAGCATGGCCGCTATTAACTTCGGAGGTATCGGTGTTAGTATCTTCTCCCAATGCGGGTACGGAATAGACTTTCGGCTTACGGCGCGAGTATTTCACATTGAAAATACCCGCGCTGTTTACGTTCCAATAAGTTCCATCCTTGGACAACTGCACAAACAGGGTGTTATTGTGGTTGTCTGTCACTTCAAGGAGATACGTTTGCTTATCACCAATCTTTGCGCCCTCTCGAATGTCGACATAATTCTTGGCAACTTCTTCTACAAAATCCTCAACGGAAGAGAAACCTGCAGCACGTATTTGTTCGCCATGACCAGCTTCTATATGCAATAAGCCATAGCCATGGTTCTTGCCATCCTCACCCACATGATTTTCTCCGAGACTCAACTGAATGGGTGCTTCCTTTAAGCCGCTCTCCGGGTCTATTATGCCAAATGTGGTAGTACCATCCTTGGCAATCACTAAAGGCTTTCCATATTCGTCCGTCTTGTCAGACGAAAGTTTGGCTGTTACCTTTTCTTCCGGCTGTAAATCACCTTGCCGTTCTCCAATGCGTCCTTTATCTCCTCGTCCGTCATTGACTGATGGCTTTCCAACTTCTGTTTCTTCACTGCCCCTAACAGCATTCTCAGTTTGTTCGCTTCCCTGACTTCCTTCGACTGGTCCAGCTTCTGCTCTACGCTTTCGTTCTGCAATGGCTGCATCGACGATTGCCTGTTGTTCTCTTGGTGTTGCATTTCTAAAATGGTTTAATACGTTATTCAATATTTCTTCCTTAGAGGTCACGTCTCCGCTGAACATGTCCATCTGGCCTGAAGCAGGAGATGCAGCCTCATTGTTGTATGTTGAGAGCACCTTGCGCAGCTCGCTGGGTTTGCCGTTGTTCAGCAAATCGGCCAATAGCAGTATCACGCCATCGGTCACACGGCTGTCACCGTATTCGTCATCAAACAAACCTTGCTGCCTGCCGAATGGCGACACAGGCATTCCGTCCTTGTAGATGTCTGGCGACTGCGATTTGGCACGGCTCACAAGGTCAACAGCTGCTGCCAACTCTTGGCTGAGGTCATAGCCGCTCTTGGCGAGAGTGCGGTTATTTGCAATCTCGTTCAAGCCCATTACAACAGACTGACGAAGTGTAGGTGTGCTGATAATCTGGCGCACAGCATCGGGCGAAGTCTGGAAGACCTTGCCTATAAGGGTATTCTCAATAAGTTCCTTACCTGCTGCTGACAAAGCATTGCCAGTGCGAAGCTCAGGCAACTGCATCTCGTTAATAACACCAGCCTCCAATAACTGACCAATGGCAGAAGATACTGCATTTCCATCGGCATAGTAGTCCGACATGCGGTCAAAGCGACTAATATCACCGACAATGCTTGCAAATACATTATCAGGAACAATCTTGCCAAGCTTCACGGCATGCTCAGGTTTGCTCTGCTTCTTCTGCTGTTCAGCATTGAAGCGTGCAAACGTATTAGCATCGTATGGCAATTCCTCATCAGGAACGAAGACAACGCGCGGGTGCTGCATGCCCTCTATCTGCTCGGGAGTAAAACCGAACATGGCTCCAAACTCGTGCAAGTGGTCCACATACGCCTTGTCTGTACCGTTCTTTGCTGCAATCTCGCCCGACATAGTGCGGTTATTACCGCTCAGCACAACGCCGTCCTTGCTGACGATGACGGGACTTTGCAGGGCACGGCTGTCGTAATTGTCGGCAATGTCCTGCACAATGCGCTGCGCGTCTCTGTCACGCTTGTAGTCACGGTCATTCACGCTCTCGCCATTCTCGTCAACAGGGAAACCTTCAGCAGGCTCGTAGGCGTTGTTCACGTCATGGCTGGCGGTGGCCGCTCCGGCTTCTGTCAGCACATAGTGGCCACGCAGGGTCGAACCGTCAGCAAGGGTGATAGCGTTAGGATTGCCCTCAACCTTGGCGGCTCCGTCCCACTTGGCCTTTATCTTCGGGTTCACAGCATGGGTGCCTACCTCGGCTTGCTCGGCTGCTTTCTCAGCGGCCATGCGCTTCTGCTCCTCCAACTGTGCCACAGCTTCATCGTGCAATTTGGCATCACGTTCCCTCTGTGCTGCTTCCTGCTGCTCACGCACCGAACGCTTGCGGTCATTCATGAGGGTGTAGATGCGCGTCCAGGCATTCACGTTCTCCTCGGCTGCACCCACTTGGGCATTATACTGCTCCATGGCGGTGTTGTAGGCGGCATCTGCCTTCTGCTGTGCCTTGGCCATCTGCATGGGCGAACCTTTCAGCGCGGGGGCTTTCTTGGTCGGTGCTTTCTTCCTCAATGCGTCAAGTGCTTTGTTGGCCTGGTCCAACTGCGCATTGACAATGGAGGTGGTTTTTTCCTCATTGCCTCCTGTCACCTCGTTGAGTGCGTCGAGGGCGGTTTCACGGTCGGCACGCTCAAACATGGGTTCGCCGGTTTCCTCGTTGATGGGTACACGGGAGAGAGCGGTCTGCTGCTCGATAGCTTCTTTCCACTGCACGCCCTGCGCTTCAAGTTGGTGCTGGGCAAGTTCATTGCCGCCACGCGCCATCTGTACAAGTTCTTCCGTTGTCGGAGTTGCAGGAGCAACTAAATCAGGGTCAAGCGGTTCGGTACTATCTGATACCTCCTCAGTAGCAGCCGCATCTTCGGCATACTCTCTCGCCCATACTTGATTGCCGTCAGCATCATTGATGCTCTCGACATTGTTCTCAAACTCCTCGGCAGGGATAACCTGCACATACTTGCCGTTCAACGGCTCGTCCGTACGGATTTCTACACCATCATCACTAACACCCTGCACCTCTCCATGAATGATTTTGTCTTCACCATTAAGAAGCGTAAAGGTGTCATTCACGCCATATTGTACACCATCTGGCTTTTCTTCTACGCTTTCACCATCATTCTGTACTCTTTCCTCCGAATTTGATACGCTTTTATCATTGGCTTGCCGTTCCACTTCCGCTTGCATAGTACGAGCCATATTTGTGGCATCCACACCACTCTGTATGTTCTCCATACTCATGGGCACAACAGTCTGACCGTCAACAGTCACGTTGACAGTTCCGTCACCATTATCCACAAGTCCCTGCTCGTTGGCAACAAGCGTCACTTGTGTCTGTTCACCATTCTCCTCAGTCAACGTATAGGTGTCACCTTCATTGAAAGTCACCACGCCATCCACGTTATTTGCAGCAGTCTGTGACATCTCCTCAATGATTGCTTCTCTTGCTCTCGCTTTCTCCTCCTCGGGGTCTACGGCTGCGTCCAAGCCACGGATAAGGTCTGGCGGAATTACTTTCATCTCGCCTGTCTCAACATCACGGATAACAATCGTGTTGTCCGATTTTTTCCTATCAACGCCCTTTCCGTCATTGAACATCACTACATTGCCGCTGACAACATACACTTTCTTATCCGTTCCGTCCTCGTTCTTCAACTTCAATGATGCATGGTGTATCATTCCGTCACGGCGGTTCACACGGCTGTCTACGGTCGCATTGCTTTCCTCAATACGGCTGTCAATGTCGTCCTGCACACGCTGCACCATACCATCGTATGCCGACTTCGCGTTAGCATAATCAATGACAGACTGAAGCTTGTCCGTATTGCCCAACTGCTTCTGCTCCTCAATGTAGCGCAGAGGATCATCGCCAATAAGAGCGTCCACCTCGTCCACATTCTCAATGCCATGCTCCTTCGCCACCTGCTCACGTTTCATATCAAGCAGGTTCTTCGCATCATTCATGGCCTGTGGTTCCGTGGTGTCGTAACCCTTTGAGTAGTTGTCATTCACGCTCTGCACCTCGGGACGCTGCTCCTCATCGTCACTGGCATTGTTCACCTGCGCAATGTTGTAGCCTCTCATCATCGTCAGATTGCGCACATAGTTCAATGCCGCTTTCTTTTCTTCGGGATGGAGGTCGGGATTGTTGATGATGCCTGTCACTACATCCGCCATCTTGCTGTTGTCCGTGTTGTCAATCTTGTCGCGCAGAGGTGCCCAGCGTTCTGCGGTCATTCGGAACGAGGCGAGGTTGTCGGCTTTGTCCGTGTTGTGCTTGTAGCGGTAGTACTGTGCCGTGTGATGACCCTGCATCATCATCGGTACAGAGCCAAGCAGTGCGCCCATGGTAGCACAGCCCAGCCAGATGTCCACATGGTTCTGCAAGTTCGTCATGTCGTCCCATGCGTCCCCGGCATGGCCAGTAAGCGCATCAAAAAGCGACCCCTCGTATTCCTCCAAAGCCTCACCGGGCAAACCATTATAACCGCCAGACTCAAGCAATCTACTATACTGCTTGTACCATTCCTTGTTGCCGATGTTTGTCATCGCACCCGACAGCTTGCTCAGCCCTATCTTCTCCAAGCCTTTCTTAACCATGCCACCGACACCGGGAATGAACTCACCGAACATCTCCGAGCCGTTCTCGCGTGCTTGCTGACGCTCTGCTTCAGCAAAGGCAGGGAGTAGTCCCATAGCGTTCTCTACCGTATAATTGCCATTGTCGTCCACACCGACCTTTCCCAAAGCCAGTGTACCCATCGTGGCGGCTGTTCTGCCTATGCCAGTTGTATTGCTGACGTATGCACCGGCCATATGGGCACCTATCAGCACACCTGTCGCTTTCAGCGTCCTACGCGCCACGTTGTTCTTCCACAACTGGGCAGCTTCCTTGCCTGTCACCTTGGCTAAACCTTTGGCCATTCCCTTTGCTGTTCCTCGCATGATGCCCTTGGCCATGCTGCCAGCACCGGGATTGAGCATAAGGTCTTTCATGAAGTCAAGTGAATTCGCAGTCATGCCACCAGCCCTTGCCCATGCACCATAATCTCCGCCATACATACCCTGCACGGCATTGTCCGTGGCAAAGTTCTTCAGAACGGCCTCGGCTGTCTGCTCTCCTCTTGTCAGAGGTTTACCTGCCGCACGTTTTCTGTTGATGCTGTCAATATGCTTAGAGGCACGCGTCAGGGCGGTTGCGTCACGCATCTCACTCATACCATCAGTAAAGGTATAGCCGTTCAGTGCCGTTGTGCCGAGCGAATGCCAGAAACTGTTCATCTGGTTGTTCTTCTTGTCCTCCAACAACTGGATGGTCTGATGGTTCTTTCGAGCTGCGGCCATGAGTTGCAGGTACTCGTCATCGTTGTCATATTTCGACATACGAGCCTCCAGCTCACCAGCTGGACCTGCACCGGGTGTCATGGCTGCTGCCGACTCACGCATGAAGTCGTTGAAACGCTGGTTAGGGCGTTCATCAATCTCCTTCATGCGCTTTTTCATGGCCTCGTCCAATCTGTCACGCTCAGCATAAGCATCACGCAACTGACCACTTACGCTCATGCTATCCTTGTACGCGTCGATGGTATTCTGCTCCAAATCAGCCGCACCACGATCTGTGAATTCGTTGCCACTTTCCGTGATATAGGTCTGCTCCATCTTGCCCGACTTGGGGTTGTACTGTGGTTTCTTGGCTACGACCTTGGTATTTTGTCCCAAGCGCACACCACTGTTCTTATCTCCAATGGTGACGCGCGGCACTCTCAGCCCAGCGTTGGCTATTGCATAGTCCATGCGGTTCTGCGTACGCTGGATCGAGGCATTTGTCTCGGCCATCATGTTGCCTACATTGGCCAGCACCTTCTGGCGGTAAGCCTCAGTGATGGGCGTCCCCTTGGGTTTGGCTGGAGTTGACTTTGCAGGAGCAGGTGCCACCTGCATCTTCTTCATGAACTCCTCATACGAGGAGCCAATCCGCGCACCATTTGCAGAAAGCAAGTCATACACCTTCTTGCGGTTCTCGTAATGGTCATTCCCCGTGAACCCCTTCAGGAAAGTTTTATAGTCCTGCTTATACCCACCCTGTTGCAGGGTAGCATACACTTTTTTGAGTTTACTATTGTCTAATGGCATAATGATTTCTGTTTTGCGTTATATTGTCAGTCCTGATGCCCATTTCCCGCCTTGCTTGCCACCACTCGGCTTCGCTGCAGGTTTCTTCCTGATTCCAGGATAGAACACCTTCTTTGATGTGGTCTTCTTGGAGTTCTTCTTGCCATTAACTTTGCCACGTACCACCACATCACTCTCAGTGCTGTCCGTAGTATCCACAGTCACACTGTCAAGTGTTCCATGCTGGCGAGCCTTGGTAATGGCTTCGTCTTGAGTCTTAGCATAATGCATGTTCCCGTTCTCGTCCCACCACTGGAAACGTCCCCTGGCATTGGTGTTGTGCTCATTTGCCGAAGCATACGAATTGGTTGCTGATGCTCTTGCAGCCTCACCTCGTGCCTTCTCTGTGTCCACCTTAGCCTTGTATAACTCAGGTGCATTCTTGGCTTCCTCGGTGGCGGTAATGCCCTCCTGCTCGGCCTTGGTGGCTTTACCAGCCTGTTCTCGCAACTTGTCTGGCTGCAATGCAGCAAGCCATCCGTGCGCCTCCTGTTCACGCTGCGCTTTCTCCCTTGCCAACCTCATGCGCTCCTGCTGCTCCTCCAACTCACGCAAAGTCTTCGCACGGTCATTCTGCAAGTCACCAACCTTGAGCGAATACTGAAGGTATTTATCTGCGTTGGCTTGTCGTTCGGCTTTCAACTTTTCCAGTTTCTCCTGCAATGGCGTGAGCTGGCTCGCCTCCCGGTGGTCATACATGTTAGGAGCACCACGAGTCGTGAAAAGAAGGTTGCTCAACGCCTGCAGACCATCACTCACAACTGCCACAATCCTCTTCGACCTCTCACTGCGTTCTCTCTTCTTGCGTTCCTCCTCAGTTTCCGGCTTCAACCTGCTGGCGGCTTCGTTCAAGGCTGCAATCTGCCGGTCGTAGCCCATCACGTCATTGGCATTGTTTCCGCTGGCGGCCGTTTCATTGTGTGCCGGCACTCCTGCCGGGTCTTCAGCTTCCTGTGCAGTACCGGTGGCAGGGGCAGGCTTGCCCTCCCCGTTCCCGGCATTCTGCTCCGTCCACTCCTGCGTTCCCTTGGCAGGGGCAGGTTGTGGCGGTGTCTGCTCTGCCCATTCCAACGTCCCCTTTGGTGCTGGCTCGGGCTGTGCAGGTTGCTCGGCCCAGCCAAGCGAACCTTTAGGTGGTGTATATCCACCATCATTGCCCTGCCCGTATTGTTCCTGCTGTTCTTCTGTCCAATTACTCATGTTGACTGTTTTTAGAAGGCTCCAGCAATCCCTGCACCTGCTTTGGCAACACCCTGCACGGCCTGACTGATGGCTTGTGCCTTGTTAATTTCCATATTGTTCAGCGCACCGTTAATCTGCGAGTCGCGCTGCTGATAGGTCTGTTCTATCTGGTCCTTGCGGTTATCCGCACCAGCAGCTATCTGCGACGTTGCATCGGCCAATGCTTGTGCGTTCGCGGCCTTGGCTGCCGCTGTACTCTCGTCAGTACCGCCCATCACGGCTTGTGCACCTGCCGCCTGTCGGTTGCGGTTCCTGATGCTCTCCTCCGTCTGGGCAAGTATGTGCTGAGCGTCCGCCCGCTGCGTCGCATCCTCGTTATAACGACGGTCATACCAGTTCTGGTTGGCCTCCTTCTGTGCTTGGAGGTTCTCCTTCACACGTCTCATCGCCTTGCTTGCGCTGATGCCGCCAAAGATGCTTGCAGCTGCTCCGAGCGCACCTCCTGCTATGCTACCAAATAATCCCATATCATTTCACGTTTTATTGTTCTGTAATTCAACACTTATAAATCGTGCGCTAAATTAACGCGCTATCTTCGCACCACACTTTTAACTATTGTATCACACCACTATATAACAAGGAGAACAGCACATGAAAGGAATGAAAACAGGAGGGCGAAAGAAAGGAACGCCCAACAAGGAAAACCCTCTCAAGGGCTTCATCAAATCACATTCCTTGGCATACTTCGAACCCAAGGAAGTAAAGTGTGACGACGGTAAAAAGCGCACACTCTCACATTTCGACCTTGACATTCAGGCTCTCGCGCCAGACGACCGCGTGAACGCCGAGTTGCGCCTACTGGAGTTCCACACACCAAAGATGAAAGCCATCGACATGGACGTGAATGCCAACGTCAACGTCCTCACCATCGAGGACAAACTTCGCGCCCTCTGCGGCAAAGACGAAGAAAATGACAACGACGACGACGACGAATAACCCCCGTCTCTACTTCATCTACTTTTAGACCGACTCATTTTGTTTACTCATAGTTTTTTAGGCTCGACCTGTCCGCGAGGATAGGTCGTTTTTTTCCCCCATACTTCAATTTTCAAAAGGCAAACAAAAGGCTACCTTTTATGTATTCATAACCCAAACAAAAGGCAAACGAAAGGGTACCCTTTTCAAAAACAAAAGGGTAGCGTTATAAAAAACAGCATAAAAAGTAACCCTAATTGGTAATGAAAATCATTGCCATTTTTAGAAAACTCATTGAAGACTATGTGTTTTAGCTTGCATAAAAGCATTGACAAACATAAGAAATGCGCATTTTCAATACTCGTTGAAATATAAGCAGTTACAACGAATAAAAAAGGCTACCCTTTCTATTTTCAAAAGGGTACCCTTTCCAAAATTATAGAAAACTCAAAAGGCTACCGTTCGTCTCTCACGCGCGCGCGTAGATATAAACGATAGTTTATATAAGAATAGGAATAAGGAATATATATATATTATACTCCTTACGTCGTATAATATAGGCGACGACAACGACAAAAACACTTCGGATTTCGATTTTCTTTTTAGAAAATGAAGAAACGTTTATAGAAAAATCAAGCCCGACTTTTTGAAGAACAAAGCCGGGCGAATTTCAAAAGTTAAAAACAGGTTCAAAAGATGAAGATTTACCTTTGCAAGCGATATTTCAAAAACACATCACGATGGAAATAAATTACCAAAACGTTGCCGCACTTATCCTAAGCGGTGCGTCTGTGAAAATCCAAGCAGACAAATTCTCGGTGGCAAATCTCCGACTTCTTGCGCAGATGGCGGTCAAACACGACGTGCAGCTGCACTTGGTGGTCAGCCCAGAAAGCGTCCTCATGACAAACCTCAACCTCATTGCACAGGACGGCAGCAAGCATCTGACAATTGAACTTGCCTAAAATCCCTTTCCCTTTGTGCGTTCATACACCGCCTCGCGTTCCGTGTCCACGTTCTTGATGCGGAATTGCACGGCACATCTATCTGGAATACTCTCCGGCAGCTTCGCCGCCAGCCGTGATATAATCTCGTCAATGTTGCTGAAGCCGATGTCGCTCACCTCGGCCAGAACCTCACCACGGAAGTAAGCCCGGGCATATATCATGTACTTCGGTGCTATGCGGAACAAAGCGTCCTTCCGTTCGTCAACGTCTCGCGCCATTCCCTGCTTGCTCCTGCGTGTGCTGAAGAAGATGAAGTCAATCACTTTAGCGTTGAGTTCCCACGCCGGTGTGAAGTCCAACTTGATATAACCTCGTGTGATGGTGCGCCCATGAGAGTGGTTCATGGCAAATGCAACCTCGTCAATGGATGCTTTACAGTCGTTCTGCGCCACTGTTCCCCATGTGTGCCGGAACGTGTACGCCTTGTACTGCTTCGCTTTCGGGATGCCCATACTTTCACAAACCATCTTGATGCCTTTGTTCACACAAGCACAGAAAGAGTCGCTGTCACAGAACCTTTCATGGAAGTTGAAGAAGTACTTGCCGTTTGGATCGTGTGATTTGTACTTCTCCACCAATGACTGGATAACCGGCTCCACGCGCATTTCGATATACGCATCATCAATGCGTACCTTCTTCGTCTTCGCCCTGTTGTAGCATAATATTCCGTTGTGATAGCCGTCCCTTGGCATTTCGAACAGGTCAACCGTGTTGATACCTGCAAGGCAAAGTATCATCTTGGCCACGTCACGCCCAATCTCTGGCACCGGGTCAATGAACTTCGTTTCCGGCAATGGAGCGGCAAAGAACAGTCGGCATTCCTCCGGGCTGATGGCAATCTTTGTCGAGCGGTCCGCCTGTGGTATCTTCACCTTGCCCCAAGGGTTCGTCCTGATACGGATGATGCCGTTGTCATAGTCGTTGTATTCCTTGATGGCAGCTCTGAACACTTGCCTTATGCACACAGGGTACATTTCCTTTGCCCTGTGCGTCTGCTCCAACGTAGCTATCCATCGGTTCACGAATGTCGATGTCAGCTGTCCGAACATAAGCCTGTTGGTACCTGCAAACCTCTCCATGTGCTGCAACGCCAGTTTGTAGTTCTTGGCGTTCCGCACCTGTCCATTGTCAATCATACGGTCTATGTGAAGTGCAGCATAGTCAGAGAAGCACAAGTCCTCGTCCTCCTTGGTCACATACTCGATGATCTGCCTGACCGTCCACCTTGTGCAGTCCACCCTGTTAAGCAGCTCCGTAAACCTCAATATGCGCCTTGCACAATACTCGTTCACGAAAGGGTCTGTTATGTTACCGTCCTTGTCAACGTGCTTTTTGGTTACAACCTTGTCCGTCTTGATGTATCCGGGCTTGCGGTTCTGCATAACCCGAATGTAAACTTGGTAGAAGCCGTCCTTCCGTGGCGTTCTTACCGTTGCCTTGAATAGAGCCAT